TCTTTACCTAATTTATCTAACCTGTCATCAATATGTTTGTAAAAGTTATTCATTTCATAACCTGTAAATACATGTGCCAGTTGGCAGGTTTGAATAGTTTCTTATATTCCAGTTCGGTCACGGCGGATAGTACCCAGATTCCGACTCCCTTGGACGACCATTCGGGAAAGGTCTCAAGCTGTGCTGGGGTAAATTTATACCCAGTCGGCATTTTCATTTCTATCCACCGTGTACCGAACCGTAAGTGGTAAGCATATAAATCAGGGAACCCACTCTGATATATGTTACCGCTAGTCTCCTTGACTCCCCAGTCTCTAGCTTTTAGGAACCTTATCATCGCTTTTTGTAGTATTGTTTCTGGTTTTCGTTTTCCTCCCCGTATTTGCCTCATTATTTTTGTACCTGCAAAGAGTTAGTAAGAGTGTAGCTTCCGATAGATTCTCTTCATACTGTCTAACAGGCACTCTATTTAGTAACTGTATCTCTCTTAATAATTCTATAGCCTTCTGAAGCCAGTAATCAGAATTATCTGCCTCCAATAACAATTGTCTTGAGATAGATAAATCCTTACTCCTCGGATTTATCAATGACTTGTTGACTATCTGCTTTAACTCTGTGAACTTCATTATTAATAGCCTCCACTAAAGTAACCTTATTCATATCACAGTAATACTTAATGTTTAAAAACTTACATATCGCCCTTAATTTTCTTACTCCTAACTGTTGGAATGGCTCTAGCTTCTCCCTACGTTTCTTAATAAATCTTTTGAAAAACTCATGGTCACCTGCCATTAGTGCTATTTGTATATCTTTTTTATCCTGGACGCTGGCTTTCTCATATACAAATTTAAAGTCAGCACTGTCTATATGGTAGTATAAGCTACGCCATTTTTTATACTCACACTCAGCTTTTTCACGCAATTTGTGAAGTGCGATCATTTATCAGCCCAACTTTTGAGGTCTCTATTCCACTCTATATCTAGTAGTGGTACTTTATCTTTAAAACTATTAACTGTATCGTATACTACTTTTTCTACTTTCTCAGCCATACATGGTTTCGTTGGACACATAATTTCATCGTGAATATTCATGGGTTGTACTAACCACTGGCTTATACCATGTGGCTGTAAGTCCCAAATTTTCCTCTGTACTTCCTTTGTGATCTGTGCTCCCGACGATTGAATAACATGGTTACCAGCCGCTCGCATATTAGCACTTTGCAACGCAAATGCTGCGGCGTAGATTGCCGTTTGCGTAGCACCGGCGGCTGTCTGAGTTCTATCCTCTTTCCTGTTAACTTTAACATTTTTCTTGTGCCAGTCTTTAGGTATGCTATGGGCTAACTTAAACAACGCCTTACAGATATTGTTTTCTAGTGTAAAATCCCGTTCAAAACCTAAGAGTGAAGCAATACGGTTATCTGGTTCATGCCATTCTACTTTTGTACCTATACCACCTGGCTGTCTCATTGAGCAAAATCTGTCAGTAATAGTTTGACGTGCTAATGCTACACCAGGATACAATTTCATAAATTTTTGGTAGGCTTCTTCAGCTATCTCTTCAGGTACACCTAATCTAGTTTTAAGTGTGTATGCCTGACCACCATAAATCATAGCAAACACAGCACTTTTTGATCTAGTATATTTCTCCTTATCTGCAATAATTTGTTCATATGTCATATTGGGATATACACACGTACCAAATACAGCATGTATACTTCTACCATTCTGTAAGTCTTTTCTTAACCTATCATCATGGTAAACTGCATCAGCTAAAACTACCTCGAAAGATACAAAGTCACCACCACAAAGAACATAGCCGGGATCAGACAGTGGAAAGCACTCTCTGATATATTTCGATCTTTTGATCCCTTGGGGATTAAGTTTATCAGCCCCAGCCATACGACTGCTAAGAGTGCCAATGACAACAAAACTAGCGTGAAACCTGCCGGCTCTAAGTAATTTAGTGAGTAAGTCGTATTCATTTTTTGCTTGTCTCGCTTCTAAAATCTCTTTAGCTACCTCTTGAGCAGGATGCTCGTCCCATTCATCACTATAAGCTATCCCCTCTAAAATTATACGCTTAGTTGAATTTTTTAGTATTGCTAATTCTAATTCATCCATAACTTGTGACAGAGCTACCATAGCTTGTTTGGGTGCCATAGGCTTACCCTCATATTTTTTCTTAGCTTTATCTTTTAATACTTCAATACTCTCTACATCTATAGCATAACCTTTCCATCTACAAGCTGCTACCATGCAGGCTAATTCTGAATCTGTATCACCTGGTTCTGGGCTACCTAAGTGTTTCCACAGTGCACGAGTATTTATTACATCATCCTCTGCGTACTGCCTAGCAATTTTATTATGGCTCCAATGTGATACGTGCATTTTTAACACATCTTGCCACGGCTTGTTCTTATTGGCATCAGCAAAAGGAGCATAACCTAATTCTTCAGGGTACGCTCCTTTAGGTAAGTCATTCGCTGCCTCACTGTACTTAATAACTTCTTTACCTAGTGCATGTTTTACTAAGTTCTTAAGCGATGTTGATGCTCTAAATTTTAAGACTACATCTTTAAACGCTTTATCTTCCTCGTTATCAAAAACTTTCCATTTAGGTAAATTTTGTTTCTTTCTATTAGCAAAATAAATATCATCTAACGGTATTCTTTTCTCCAGTTCCTCAGCAAGCTCGTAAGCCAGTACCCAGGGTACTTTACGTATACGAACGTCACTTCTATCCATAGTGCTTTGATACTTGCCTTTACGGGCGATTAGCATCAAATCACATGCAGCTTTAGGTTTCAAGCAAGGTCCGAACCTTGCCTCTCTTTCTACTTTAACCAGCTCCTTAATAATACTTGGCAAGCCTGCTGGGTACTCCCTGTCCTCTTTACTTAGGAGCCGCATCATAGTATAAATCTTACAAAATTGAAACATATCAAAAGCTAAATTGAAACCACACACCTCTTGATCCATCATCCATTCAATAAGTTCTAATGTTTTATTTGCTGTCTCGTCCCATATTGAGTATAGAGTAACAGGTCCATCATCGACTGCGTACTGGATTAACACAGGAACAGAGTACAAACCGCATGTCTCAGAATCTACTGTTAACATTTTTAATCTTTATTAGCGTTAATTTTTTCTATAATTTCGTCAAAAGTATCTGTAACATCTGCATAATCATTATCACCATATTTTATTGTACGCCATTCACCCCCTTCAAGCACACTTATTATAAGATTGCTATCAATAGCTATCCTATTATTATTATTAGTAAGCGTGAAAGTTACTAGTTCAAATAATACCATTTTTAATTGACCTCCTACGTGCATTTGCACTAGTTCTTAATACATCAGCATGTGGATTAACAGTAACGAGACGTAGTTTTCTTTCTCTTTTGTTCCAGGTTTTTCGTATCTTTAAGCACTCTTCTTTAATTTTTTCTTGTGAAGGTATATAAGCACCTTCATCTGTTCTATGTTCCCTTAATGTTACTGGGTAGTATGTCATATTTTTGTGTCTTCATCTGGTTTTGTATAGTGTAGTCCAGCCTTATTGGCTATTTCAACTATATCATTAAAAATTTCTATATCAGGTATTTCACCTGCCGCCCAAGCCAGTGTACGTGTACCAAAGTTATTACCTATATTCTTTTGGATATGGTTCATCATCTCCATTACTTCAGGTGTATTACGTTGCTTGGTCTTAAACAACTTTCTCTTTTGTTTTTTAATATGTGGTACTTTTTCACCACGTACCTTAGCATGTTTAATTTTTGCTGCTAATTGTAGCTGCTCCTGCTTGTCTTTAATCCTAAAGAGATCACGTATTTGATTCTGTTTAATATATCCTGCGGCAGCAGCTTCTTGAATTTCTTCAGGTAATTGTAATAGTTCGTAACGCATACGAACCCACGTATTACTCTTACCTAAAGCCATAGCTACAGCATCAACAGAGAATCCTTTCTCTTTAAGTCTGTCTAATGCCTTAGCCTCTTGTAAAATATTTAATTGTTTACGGTGGATATTTTCTGCTAGATTTGATACTAACGCTCTACCTTCATCGACATCTTCTTTAACAATAGCTGGGATAGTTTCTCTCTTAAGCACCTCGTGTGCTTTAAGTCTTCTGTGCCCTGCTATAGTTTTATAATTATATTTACCATTTTGATACCTTTGAACAATAATAGGCTGCATAAGCCCATTACGTTCTATATCTCTAGCTAACTCCACTACATCTATAGGAGCAATAGCACCCCTGCAATTGAAAAATGGGTCAGAAAATATCTTTTTGATAGGTAGCAGTTCTATAGTATCAACCATTAAATCTCTCCAGTAAGCAGAATCCAGTACACATGGTACTAGATCAATCTATAGTTACGTACTTTTTCCAAGTTAAATCTACAAAGTAAATTGTTCCCGTACCTATTTTATACTCCTTATTTTTATAGCCTGGTATCTTGTGATTATAACTTACTATTTTACATGCTCCTAATTTAGGAACCAGCTCACCCATAAGCTCATCACCTAAGTACATAGTAACTATTGTTGCTTTATTTAATATATACTTTGTAGCATCACCAGTATATATTTTTTGTATTAGCCCTGCTTGTACCATTCTACGTCTAGCAAGTTCAGCGACCTCTGGTCTAATTTCTATACCGTGTACATAACAGCCAAACACTCTTCTAGCTTCAATAAGTACACGCCCATCACCACAACCTAAATCATAAAGTATGTCTTTCTTAGTTGGTTGTACTATTTCTAACATACGCCTTACTACTTCCATAGGCGTAGAATCTATTACTATAGCATGTAGAGCCTCGTGATGGTCTATCAATTGTTGTGACCCCATACCTGTAGTATCTACACTGTGACCTACACGTAAATGATTACGATTACACATATCACAGTAGTAATCAGGACACCACCTACCATCACCATGTGCTAAAATAATAGCGGCTAAGATTAAAGTTTTCATTTCTTTACTTTTTTCAGTTTCTCAATGAACTCTTCGGCTTCTTTAAGATCTTCCTCAGTCATAATACCTTTATTGATAAAATTAGCATCACCTAAGGCATTAAGCTCTTGAGCTAACACTAGAGTAAACTGTGACATTGCTGCTGCAACAGTTTGATTATTAATTAACCACTTCCAAAAGGTTTGTACATTGGCACCATCCATATCCGAATAAACAGCTACAGGTGTTATACTAGCAATGACTTTACCGTTCTCGGTTAAGTGTACGCCACCAACAATGAAACCATAATCTTTATTATTCGTCATCAAGCACATCACTTTCTACTGGGGTAAAGGAATAACTAGTTTTAATTTTTGGGTTAGAAACACAATTCTTACATTTCAGGCCGCTAACAAATTTCTTAGCATCAACTAACTGTCTCTCTGGTGTAGCTTTTGCTACAGAGTATCTAGCCCAGATTGACTCGGCTTTACTTTCGTCAGTAAGAATGCTGCTACCACAAGCTGGACATTTAATATCCAACAGCTCTTGGGCTTGATTGACTCTGATTACCATTACTTTACTCCTAAACATTTTGGACAAACTTCGTACAATTTATCTTTCGCACTAGTTAACTTCATACCCCAATTATCTAATCCAGTACACATAATCCAGTACGCTTCAGCCTTGTAATCAGTATTTAATAATTTCTTATTACATCTTTTACATTTAAGCATACGTAAGTGTGCTACAGCATGATGTTTGGGGCATAGCATTATTATGTCATTAACATGTTCTTTATTAAAACGTACATAAGTTAGATGGTGTGCATGTAACTCATAATGTATTGTACACCTAGTTTTTCTATTTAATTTAGGATAGACTACTGGATTATATATGAACTCACATCTACTCTTAGCTAATACCATTCTCCGTCTTCTTGTAGATTGTCTTACCATTTATTTTTACATATGTTCCTTGAGCTTACCTAATGATAAATTTTGCAAGTCTATTTTATTGTCTAAGTTATCCAGTATATACTCGTCCACTGGTAAATGTATTACATCAATAACTTTAGCACCTAAATTTAAATCCATACCCGGTCTATGAATACGAGCCATAATTTGTATACGGTCTTCAGCATTAAAAGTATTGCTCCAGCAAAATAAGCTAGGAGAAGCAGTAAGCGTAATACCCATACCAGCGGCACCTGGTTGACCTACAAAAGCTATTTTGCGGTTAACATCTTTATTCTGGAAAGTGTTAAGCATCTCTTCAGGTGTTACAGGTTGTTCAAAAGTACCATCACCAGTAAGGTACATCCAACCTCTACCGTCAACACGTACTACGTCCCATTTATATTTTAATGCTACCTTGCAAACCCTATCGACAGACGCTCTAAAGCCAGCATATACAACAAAACGCCCAATAGATTCATGCTCATCAAGAAGATCAGCAAGCAACCTTTCTTTAGGGCAATCAACCTCGACTGTTTTACGTATTTCTTTTGGTATTTTACCAGTTGCTTTACAATTAGGGCAGTCAATAATCAACTCTCTTTTAATCTTATTGTCTTCAAGTTCGTATTCTTTAGCTTTACCTGTTCCTTCACATCTAGTACATTTTACTGTCTCTTCATCTGATACAGTATCAATATATTGAAAGCCATCACTAAGTTCACGTATTAATATTAGAGCTGTTATAGTTCTACTGGCTTGTGATTTGATTAGACTCAGCTTACGTAGTGTAGATTTGCTGGGTTCTAATGTGTGCCGCACATAGTGCATTTCTGGTAAATCTAAACAGTCTTTCTTAAACTGTGTTATTACCAGACCCTCCATACGGCCATATAAATCTTTAACTTCGTTAATTGAAGGAGTCCAAGCATGTTGACTAACTAATGGATCAGTATGTTCCTCTGGTACTTGACCACAGATATTACATTTACGTTCATCATCCAACCAAGTTACTAACTCTGGAAAAGTCTTACCACTACTTGGGCTTTCTCTTTCAACTGTTATACTTAGCCTACGTCTGAATTTAAAATATTCACCCTCTTTAATGAAACCAGGACAAGCTACTTCTAGTTGATGCCACCAGTCACCTGGATTGCGTGGAGCAGGGGAACCTGTCATAAGAATAATATAACAATTTGTTCCATACTTCTTACGCATTTCTTCAACAACTATAGAAGCTGCTTGTGATCTCTGTGCTGTATGTGTTTTAATCTTGGAAGATTCATCAAAAATTATACCCTTAGGTATCCATACATCATCAGCTTGTACGGCATTACGAAGACCTTCATAAGTCATTAAAATGGGTTGTACTTTGCAGCCCCACTTTGACATTTCTATCCGAGCAGCAGCTAACGCACTTCTTGGTCCTATCCATAACCAGTCGGTTGTGCCTGAATTCTCCATTACCTCTATAGCAGCAAGTGTTTTACCTAGACCCATTTCACAAGCAAACATACACTGTTTACGTGTAAGACCAAACTGTACCATTACTTTCTGGTTATCAAACAACGGCCTACCAGTAGGTGGTAGATCTATTAAAGATTCCTCGTATCTTTTGTACGGGTCTTTACCCATAAGATACTGTATTTGAAACCAGTTACGTATACAATTCTTAGCTGACCATATTTTCTTAGGGTTAACATCATCATAGCCATGATACTTATGGCCCGCCATTTGTTTTATTTCATCTTTAAGCTTCAAGTTAAAGGGAAAATCAAATCTAATACGTCTATCGTCAACTTCCATGGTTACTGGAACCATTAAGTTACCGCCACGCATTTTTGTTCTATAAATCTTACTCACCTTTGTTTACCCCTGTACTGCGTATATAAGTTTTTAATAAATCCATCGCTTCTGCTTCTTTGAAACCTTCTGCTATTAATCCTTTATATATTCTCCACCACATCGGAGGAAAAGCCTCTGCAATAAGGGCACTGGCTTGATCTAAGTTTGCTTTATCTCTGTCATTTAACATTTAATTATCCTGTGTATTGGGTTTGAGTGCTCCGCGTACTGGATTTTTATTCATTTTAATAATTTCATCAACACACTTTCTTGTTGATTGATCTTTATCAGTTATTGTTAATATTAGTGCATCAATAATAAACTGATCCTTAGGTATTAAGGACTCATAAGCTTTTAATACTTCTTGGTTCATTTCTTTACCTCTAGTTTGAAGCTATCATCACCCATATCAATCTTAACCCAACGGTCAAAAATATTACCTAAGCCTTTTTTCTCAAACCATAACATAACTTTATTAAAAATTAGTCTGGTTTCTCTGTCGTTAACTTGCGACGAGCAGTGTGTTATCGCAGTGTGCCAAGACTGTAGATGTGCAGACATAATGCCTACATTAAAGTCTTTAGCTTCTGTTTGTAATATATCTAATTGAGTATATGCCTGTAATATTTGTAGTGTCTCTTTAGACGCTACAACAAGGAACGCATAACTTAAATATTGACCAACAAAAGGTAAGCATGACCTTAACACATTAAGCGGATCACTAGGCATAGCTCTAATAGAGTATAGAGCTACAAGAGCTTGAGCTGGTTCTTCCAAATCTATTGATGATAGGTCAGAAGCAGCTGTTAACTTTTTACCAGCTAACTCGTTAAAGTTATCTAGTAAATCATGCCAATGAATATTTGGCTCAATAATCGGTATTATTTCTGGGACCATTCGACTGTCCATCCTGAGTTAGGTAACTCAATAGCACTTTCTAATCTTTGGTGACCATTAATTAATTTAAATGTACATTCAATAAGTACAGTACCAAATGTATCAGATAATCTCATAATTGTTGGATCAGGTACTATTAGCTTCTTAGGCTGTACTATAGTATGGAACCCACCAGGGCATAGAGCTAATCCAGTAAGCAGTTTTAATGTGTCTCTACGACTTACCATATTGCTAATATATCCTTAGAAGGTTCTGGTTCCCAACTCTTAATAAATTTTAATCTAATTATACCATCAACTAAATAATAATGAAACTCTCTACCAACACCATTTTTAATATGTACCATCATAAATGCAGGTACTATGAGCTTTGGCTGTATGATAGTATGGAACCCACCAGGGCATAGAGCTAATCCAGTAAGCAGTTTTAATGTATTACGTCTACTTATCATTATATCTCCTAAACAATTTTAACAGTGCTTGCCTAAGAGATACATCTTCGTGAACCCAGAAGGTTATATCTAAGTCATCAACACGCATGTACTCTTTTTTATAAATATGTATTTTGTGTGTAAGATCAGCGGGTACTGGCTTACTAAATATACCAATATGGACACCAGGTTCTTCAAGAACTTCTAATATATCATACGTACATTCTATTCTTTTACCATCGGCGGGTCCACCGATACAAACATATGTGTTATTTATCATACCCAATAACTTTCTGCTATATGTTTGGCTTCACGTTCGAGAGACGCCCAAGCTATCTCAACAGTTGCACCTAAGCCATTAATCCAGTTATCCTGATACTCGTCATCAAAAGGATTCATGTCTTCATGTATAACTATATTACCTGGGAACGACCAACCCATACGTAACTCTATAATTCCTCCATGTAACCTGGCCCATATGTCAGTAGTAGAATGTAAGGGCCTCCACGAATGACCCTCAGCAATTTTAACGTATACATCTTTCTCTAATTGTTCTAATAAGGTCATGGAAGCCTGTCTCTTCTTGGGTATGTATCATTAATTATTTGTTGTATCCATACTGTACCTACTACATCCATATCAATAGGTGGGCAGAGATCATTACAACATACTTCCAACCTATAAGGTGCGTAACCTGGACCAGTATCTTCGGCTACAGCATAAATATCTGGAACACCGACCAATTCACCAAATTCATCTACAGTGCCCTCATGGATAGGGTCGCCATATGTTTTATATGATCCATTATAATGTGGGTCTTCGACTCTTATCTTCCAAGTTTTTTGTTCAGAGTATAGTGAGTCAATAAAGAATGGTGGTTGTTGTGCATCTGGTGGAAATATTCTAGCCAAGAAATATACTACGTAAGCAGTATTACATCCGGAGGCAACACAATTACTTACAGGTACAACAAATTGTATTGATGCTCTTTGTATTTGATTACTGTAACGCCACATATCGTGGCCAACCACAAACTCTGGTATAGTTAAATCGTGTTCCCAATCTACTAAGTCAACACCATCAGTTAAATAATTCGTGTATGAGTTTTCTACAATATAGAACCATTTTTGACCACCAGGATACTCAATAGGGTCAAGATCCTCACTATGAAGTGTTTGACCTCTTGCTAATTTACCTCTAATAGGTGTTATTACTTCTTGCCCTGCATTTCGACCTGTTACTGAACCATTAGGTACAAAACCCTCATAGACACCTGATGTACTATAAATACCTTCAGTAGTACCAAAACCACTTATTAGTAATTGACCTAAAGGTGCATTTGGCAACAATCTACGAGGTGAGGCCATATAACCATACTCAGCTAAAGACCCATCTACACCACGGCAACCTCCATTATATGTATATCTATCACATATTATTGCATCACCTTTATGCCATACTAAAAAATTACCTTCTGGGTCTTTTTCTGGGTCAGTGAAACCATGTCTAGGTTCTACATCACTATCTTTCCATGATGCACCTAAATCATTACGCCCAATATTAGAGTCGAAACCCATTACTTTTTACCTTTAGTAAACTGAGTTTCTAAAAGTCTTAATGATGTTAACATTATTGCCCCAGCCGCTAAGCCAGCAGCGGATTTGACAAATTCATCACCACTAAGTACATTAGAAAAAATCCACATAGGAGCTAACACAACAATAGCTAAGATAAGACACTTAAGTACGTCAGTCATTTTGTTCTCCTTAATCCAGTACACAGTGATATTGGTGTGGAATCCAAGGTTATGTTACCTTTTATTACCAATTGGGCTGGGAAATTTTAGCATCTACCGTATGTTAATATAAGCCTAGATACTATGTACTGGATTAAAAAGAACCACCCTGGGTGGGTTATCTCCCTGGGTGGGAGCCCAGGGTGGCTCGAAATATCTACCTCTTTCTCTCTTCTTCTTCAGCCAACTCCACCTTAGAGTCTTCAGGACTGTTGAATTTTTCTAACTCTTTCTTAATATCCTCAGTATCTGGTAAATTACCCATAGGGGTAGTGCAAGGCATAACAGTTGCCCCGTGCCAGCTATAGCCAGCCTTCGATTTTATAAATCTAATTTTAAGTGTTGCAGCCTTACCAATTAAGGCTTTAACCTTTTCAGACTCTCTACGTAGAGTTGGATTACCCATTAGTAATAGAGCAAACTTAGATACACTAGGTATCCAGGTTAAATACTCAAGGCCACAAAGAAAGCCTTGATTCTGTTTGCTCATGGCTTTTGCCTGAACTTCTTTAAATTCAGGTGTTGAGGTATCGTAGAAATTTACTGGTGTATCACCACCAATAATACACGCTCTAGGTCTTGCGTAAATAACTAAACAATCAAATTGTTCAGTTAAATCCACCAGGTTATCTTTTGAAAAGTATAACCCAAAGTGTCCCATGGGGAACTCTCCAGCTTTTACTACATCATTAGATGCACCATAGACACGAATTTGTGGTAAATATGCTGAAGTACGTGTTAATACTTCAATATCACCACCATCAAGAGGTTTCAGACCTAGCCCCTCAATCGGAATTAGATAACCATTTTCATCTGACATTGAAATAGTCTCCAGTGTTTAGAATTTTTAATTTACTTCATCGCCGCTTCAACTTCTTTTGCTTCAACTTGAAGCTTTGCAGCTTTTTCGGCTGCTTCTTTAGCAGCACGACGCTTACGTTCCAAAGTGTTCTCTTCCTTACGCTTCTTAAGGTCAGCCCTACGTTCCTCGTCCTTAGCTTTCTGGATCTCAATAGAATTGGGATCTAGATTCAAAGCCCACTTAACAGCTAAAGCAAAAGCTTGCTCAATATTTTTGGGCTTATTCGTGGAACAGAGAAGTTTACCGATTTCAGGCTTTTCCATTTCTTCCGTCAACTCTTTACGAGTACGGAGGATAGCAATAGCCTGAAATTCCGCTGGCTTGGCATCACGACCTTGACGCTTAGCTTCACGAAGTTCCTTGACACGAGCGTTAACCGTTGCAGCAAACTGCTGTGGCGGCATAGCAATAGCTCGGTCAACAAACTCTGTCTGCTCCTCTTGAGGCAACCTTGCCATAGCGTAAGCATTAGATAGGCCGATCTTATCATCATCGACCAATTTACCAATTGCTTCAACCAACTTAAGAAGACCAAGACGCTCACTAATCCAAGCAGAAGTTTTACATAATTTTGCCGCCAATTCACTTCTTGCGAGAAGCGGGTTGTCCTGCAATAACTTCAGCAAAGCCTTTGAATACTCAACCGGCTTAGTCTCAATCTTGTGGACATTTGCCAGAATTTGAGTTTCAATCATCTCTCCGTCTTCGACGGAGATAACCTGGGCCGGTATAGTATCTTTCCCAGCGTCCTTACTTGCTTCAAAACGATGTAGCCCATCCACTAACCCATAAATAGTTTCACCAGACTCAGGATCCTTAATTTCCCTAACATTAATAGGGTTAAGAATGCCCTTAGCTTTGACGGAATCAACAAGACCTTCATACCTTTCGTCTTCTTTATCCACCTGCCGAAGCTTTTCATCTGGCTCGATAATTTTATCGAGTGGGATGTGTAATAACTGGGTCGCCATAGAAAAAATCTCCAAACAATAGTCAAACAAAAAATAGGTCAACGATAACTAAATCCGATAAATTTATCACCTCCCCTCTAAAACTCCATTTATCGGAACGATTCTATCTCCCGTATACTTATACTCTACGGGAGAGGTCCAAAAATCCACTTATTGCTTAGGGCTGAGTTTCCCTTCCCCTATATATAAAATATACTTATACTTATACTTATACATTATGACGAATTAGAGAACTGATACTTTTTGGTTAGTGGAAAATTTTGCCGCTCAGGGTAATATACTAGTGTAGGATATGTTCGTATGTATCCGATAAATGATCTTTTAGTGGAGGAACGATAAATTTATCATGTTCACTAGAACGGAAGCAATCAAGCGTTTTCTATCAACAGAGACAATTAGTGATCTTGCAGAATTATACAGTTTTGATATGGAGGTCCAAGTAAATGTATTACAAGGTGATGGTGAACCTACTCAAGGTGAATATAAAGGCCGTATTTGGCGTGGTTACACTAATAATCTAATAACATGGAAAACTTTTCGTATACCGTATAATGCTAAAACTGATCCATCTTATGAGGATAAGCCTATATCTTTTCCTCTCGAAACATATGCCGAAGGTATAGGCATGACTGGTTGGGATTGGAACAATAGGCAAAGTCTTTGGGTTGCATATGATTTTGACTCAATAATGGGTCACAAGCAATCTGGGTTAAGTAGTGAAGAACTTGAGAAAGTTCAACAAGCCTCCACTAGTGTTGATTGGGTTACTGTTAGAAAATCTACTTCTGGTAATGGGTTACATCTGTACGTTTTCTTCGCTAACGCAATACCCACTGAAAACCATACAGAACATGCAGCTCTAGGTAGGTATGTACTTGGTGTATTATCAGCGAAAACTGGATTTGACTTTTCTAATAAAGTTGACATTTGTGGTGGTAATATGTGGGTCTGGCATCGTAAGATGAAAGACACAGATGGATTATCATTGATAAAGCAAGGAAGTAAATTACCAGAAGTACACGATACTTGGCGTGATCATATCGAAGTCTGTAAGGGTCGTAGGGACAGAGTTTTACCAAAAGCTATTTTAGAACAAAATGATACTGATGACACAGAGAGGTTGTATAATGAATTAACAGGTCAATATGTTAAAGAGCCTATTGATACAGAGCATAAAAGGTTACTGGGTTATCTGGAAGCTAACGGTTGTTTCTGGTATTGGAATCAAGATGGTAACATGTTAATTACACATACCTACCATCTTAAGGAAGCTCACGAAGCGTTAAATTTAAAGGGATTCTATGATACATTAGCTACGGGGGCACAATGGGGTAACGATCATAATTGTTTTTGCTACCCAATACGCAAAGGCTCTTGGGTGGTAAGACGTTTCAGTGTTGGTTGTACTGAGCATGATTCTTGGGATATTGATGGTTCAGGGTGGACACGTTGCTATTACAATATTGATCCTGATTTACGTAGCGTTGCTACAGCTTTTGAAGGTGTAGAAGATTCTGATGGTGGTTATGTTTTTACTCAAGCTGAAAGAGCTGAACAGACTTTATTAAAATTAGGTGCTACGATAAATTTACCGGCTTGGTCTCGCTCAGGTTGCTAGAGAGGGAACTGATAATCCTAATGATATGCCAAAGTGGATAGAAAATAATAAAACTTGGAGACGAATATTTAAAATTACAACAAAAACTGCAACAACTACTGAGACGCAAAATTTTGATGATTTAATACGACATATAGTTACTGAGAATCATCAAGATGCAGGGTGGGTAATTCAAACAGATGGTCACTGGACAGAGGAACCATTAGGTCATATAAAAATGGCTCTTAAATCTATGGGTCACTCAGCTAAAATGGTTGAAGAAATTATGGGTGAATCAGTATTTCGTAAGTGGACACTAGTGAACAAACCATTTCAGCCTGAGTATCCTGGAGATCGTCAATGGAATAAAGACGCTTGTCAGTTGAGACATTTTCCGTCGAAATCTGATAACTTAAGTTTTCCAACATGGAACAAGATTCTAAATCATGTCGGGGCTGGTCTTGATGATGTAATTCAGGGGGATCAATGGTGCTTAAAAAATGGAATTCTTTCTGGTGGAGATTATTTAAAGTGCTGGGTCGCTTCTTTGTTCCAATACCCAGAGAGATCTTTGCCATATCTATTCCTTTATGGTCCAGAGAAAAGTGGCAAATCAATACTACACGAAGCTCTATCTGAACTCATTACAAACAAAGGTTACCAAAGGGCTGATACAGCCTTACTCAGTGCTCAAGGATTTAATAATGAGTTGCGTCATGCTGTCTTATGTGTTATTGAAGAAGTTAATCTTTCAACTAAAAATCGCATAGCACATAATAGAATTAAAGACTGGGTAACTAGCCCAATGTTTCAAATCCACCCAAAGGGTGGTGATCCTTATATGGTTATTAATACCATGAAATTTATGCAATGTTCTAATTATAAGAATCATTGTCCTATATTTGTAGGGGATACAAGAGTTACTATGATAAATGTTTTGCCACCTAAAGAGCTAGAAGATAGATTAGAATTAATAGCAAGATGCAAAAAAGAAGCCCCAGATTTTCTCGGAAGAATGTTTTCAATGGAATTACCTAAGTCACCAGATAAAAGACTTAACATGCCAATTATTGAAACAGTAGCTAAGGAACAATTACAAATAGAAAATAGAAGTTCACTTGAAACTTTTATTGAGGAAAAATGTTTTCATGTGCCAGGTGAATGTATTGAGTTCGCTGAGTTTTACGATGAATTTACCCGTTGGCTCGATCCTAATGAAATATATGATTGGTCTAAAGTTAAAGTTGGTAGAAATATCCCTGACAAATACCCTAAAGGTCGTAGAGAATCAGACAATCATCTCTGCTTAGGTAACATGGCATGGGAAAAAATGGAATCAACGAAAAAGCCATTAATTTTTAGGAAGAATAAATTAGTTAGACAAATGTAAGTAACTCTTTGTATACTTCACCTGTAACAACACAATCCCCCAAAGCCGTGTGAGCACGGTCATGGGGGATTTTTAATTGACTAGCAATATATGACAAATTTACCTTAGGGAAAGGTATACTCTGTAACTTATGGTCAGCTCTATCATTAATGTATTGGGCAACAGCCATTGAGTCTCTATATCGTCCATCAATATGGAACTCAAATGTTTTTGGCCCAAGCCATGCTTTAATGAAATTACAATCAAAATTCCAATTATGTGCAAGAGGCAAGATACGTTTGTTTTCTGCTAATCTTAATTTGTCGAACCAATCGACAAATAAATCAGCAGCTTCATACTTATCCATGCCTTCACTAAGTAACTTCATAAAATCGACTTGATTAACTTTAAGAGCACCAGGCTCTATATCATCAAGATTCTCTGGTTTGATTTTTACATCAAAAAAGGGAACATCCTTACGTGGGTTAAGATTAAAATCTAAAGGTAAAAAAGCTACCTCAATAACTTCATTGACGCTAGGGTCCAGACCAGTTGTTTCACAATCGATAACACAAATCTGATGACCATTTAAATGAATCATAATTTCTCCTTTATAACCAAACTGGAATTTGCATAGTGTACTGATAGTAAGATACTGTATTATCTGCATTTGGTTTTTCTAATAACGAACCTTCTAGTATTGAATCTGGGTCTGCAATATTTAATTCATTTTTAGCTACTAAACACCATGTATCTTCTGGTATCCTTTCATCTTCATCAATTTGTAATTGTGTAACTGGTATACCTACTACTGGGTCACTTTGTAAGCCATTCTCGTATACATTACAATAATAGAAACCATACTCTTCATTATAATCTGTTACCACAGCTGGATAACTGAAAGAGCTACCTTCATCCTCTTCTCCACCATCTTCCCCAGTTATATCTTCATAATCAAGATAAAGATAAATCCAAATTTGTACATTAGAATCAGGTGCCGACTCACCCTCGAAACCAGGTTCTGGTTTTTCATCATCCTTATCAGATGGTGTCTGTTCACCGTACTGTCTATTATTTCTTTTAGATTGTATACTACCTGTTCCTGTTGTTGCCTCAAAATTACTTTTTATTTCTTCATCCCCAATAGTAAATCCTCCAGTAATTTCAACAGTATTACCACCAGCATATCCCTGTTCGATTTCTTCATCTGTTGGAAATAAATGACTGGGATCAATTTGTGAGGGCCAACCAAATATATAAGACTCCATTGTGCCAAATTTAACTGGAGTCCATACATCAAAAATAAGAGTCCTATCATCTGATTGATATTTTAAATCTGTAACAAGACCATTAACAGCCTCATTAGAAATAAAGTTCATTTCATTAAAATTTAATGATATTGTATCAAATGTTTCTAAATTTAATAAATTAAGTGATGATTCAAAATGTAATAATTTCCACACATTAGATAATCTTATTACCCAAAAAGTAGCACTCTTAAGAACTAATTCATTTATATTATAAATATAGAAATCAACAACTCTTTCCCTGCTACCATATTTTTTAACATTATGTCTTAAGATAAGTTTGTGGGGATCTTCAAGTGCATAATTATCTGTCCAATTTACAACTAATTTAGTAACTATTTCTTCAGTGTCTGTTCCATGTATTTGTAGTGTGCTTAAATCTATATCACTTTCAGATACTGAGGCATTTGCTGCCAACTCTTCAGAAAGATATTTTAAATAGACAGTGTTGTTATTAACCCATATAGCACATCTTGCTTGAAAAGCCATTTCCTCAAGCATTTCTAATAAATTCTTTTGCTCAAGCATAGCAAAATGTGATGGATAGTTATCTATCATATTTCTTACATAATTAAATGTAGTAGTATCATAAGATAAATCACTAAATGTTTCAATAAGCCAAATCATCTCGTCAACAGTATTTGGCCCAATAGGTGATTCCATTGTTACATAAATATTATCCTCATATTCCTCATTAATAGAACTAAGTGGAGTATCAAATGTTATAGCAGTTACAGTTAAATCACCTAAATTGACATGATCAACAGTATAATAATTAGATGGTATATTAAATAAAGATGTAACACTGCCTATCCTCCTATAAGCTTGTATATATTGAACTTCTGAAGGTATAATGTTAGCTACATAAGTTATAGATTTTTCAGACTTAAGGCGTACTACAGAACCAGCATTAATCCAAATATTACCATATGGTGATGATATATCACCATCCCATTCAGGAATAATCCTTTCAGATACTGTAAAAATGTTACCATTAAATGATCCATGAAATTCTACACCATTAATATCTAAAACTAATGTTCTACCTTGAGGTATATTTTTTACATCAACAACTTCTAGCTGATCTAATTGTGCTTCCTCTTGTTCATTACGTATAATACTTAATTCACTTATTTCATTTTCAACTTGCCCTATTTGTTGTGCTATTGATGCTACTGTACTTTCAGCTGACTGCTGCAACGAACAAGCTTCTTGACTACCACTAAAATCACAACCAAAAGCAGCACCACCAGCTATCATAACCCAATAGTAAAATAATTCCCATAAAGACTCTAACTTTGTAGCTAACTCAGCTAGTTTTGGGCCCAAAGAAGGATCGACAACATTAGTAGCTACAGATAATTGTGTAGTTGGTACCTCTTGTAATGCTACTGCTGGTACATTCTGGACTAAGCCAAAAGCCATAGGCCAAGGCTTACCAACTAAATGATCTGGTATATTATTAAAATCACCATCTTCAGGACTAAAGCCTACCTCTTTGTCTTCAAGCTTTGATATTACATCAAAACTTAATGTTTTATCTCCTTCACTCCAAACAATTGGTGAAGATAATTCACCTTCAAAAAGCTTGAATCTGTCACTCCAGGATATACCTGGGAACCATTGTGTAACTCTACATACACTACCATGTATATCAACATTATCAAAAATACTCTTAAGCACATGATCAGTATCACTTAATTGTACTGATATACTTTGCGTTACACTTTGTGAATCTAACTTAAGAACACTCTCAAGATTAGATATATCCATTACTTTACCAGCTACTGTGGTAGAACCTAAGTCTAACTCCTTATCAGCATAAAGTAAAAAGTTACCACCTTCTTTATTCCACTGTATTTCTACAATGTTGATAGGTTCACTACCAAATCGTTCAGCTATTTTATGCAGTACAGCAGCAGTTAGATTACGCATAATTATTCCACATGTGTAGCTTCATCTGAAGAACCAAATTTGTCAATTTGATAATGGAAATCTAGCTCTAGTAAATAAGCATCTAAAGACGTGAACGTATCATTAGCATGACTACTGTTACGTCTTAACTCACCTATAATCATTATAGATACGTCACCTATATCTGTATAAGTTGACATATCAATACTATCAATATCACTGTAATTATGTACATTAAGTGCAGCATTAGCTACATCAGCTGTTATATTTATATTGGCACCAAAAGCCGAACCTATCTCAGCAATATTGTAAGTTAACGACCAGCGGACATTACCTACTGTAGCATCTTCACCTACCCAGTGAACATGAGCCTCTAAATCTGTCCCCATTTTATAGTTGTGAGGTAACTGAGCAGAGAAATAGATTTTCTCCTCATTACCCTCTACAGCTTGATCACTAAAAGCTAATACCTGAGCACTCTTGTATGCTGTCCAAGTGGGGTTATTAGATGATGGTATTTTAAGACTACTAACTGGGAAACGCATATCATCCCATACGGGAGTGACTAACTTAATATCATCTTCGCCCGTTCTTGTGAACAAGGCTCTTAAGTGATCCTGCATAGCAAGCAGTTCACAAGCTAACCTTTTATAGTCACTATCATCTGGTGTATCAATGACGTGTGTACTAGTGTGATTCTCAGTAAGCCCATCCCACTGTGCATCTGGGAAATAAGCCAAAGGGTAACCTGGCTTAGCTAATTTAGTTCCGGTCATATTAAATTACACTTCCTGCAAGTCAGCTGTTACTAATCCAGAACTAGTTACATCAGCAGTAAATTGTTTGTCAACATTTAGAGCTGCTGTTACTAATCCAGAACTAGTTACATCAGAAGTTAAAAAGCCCTTACTAAGTAAAGCAGCCGTCACTAAGCCAGAAGAAGTTACAGCAACAGAAAATCGTTTAACAATTGTAGATATATTTTCTAATGAAGAGAAGCCAAATTTATCTGCTTCATAAGTAAAGCCCAGTTCCATTAAATAGGCATCTTTATTAGTTAATGTATCAAGAGCATCAGTGCTATTGCGTCTTAACTCACCAATAAATAATATTGACCTATCTTCATCAGTATAATCTGACATATCAATAACACCTAATTCATTATAATTATGTATATTCACACCATAATTTTCAGTAGCTGCATTTATAGACGCATTATTACTAAATGTAACACCTGATTCAGCAATATTATATGTAAGTTGCCAGTAAACATTACCCTCTGTGGCATCTTCAGCTACCCAGTGAATATGTACTCTAACATTAGTACCCTTCTTATGGTCATTAGGTAATCTTAAAGTAAAAAATACACGTTCCTCATTAACAGCTTGATCCTCAAAAGCTAATACTTCTGAACTTTTATATGTTGTCCATTCAGGACCATTAGATGCTGGTACTCTTAAATTATTTATAGTGAATCTAAAATCCTTATACACTGTATTAACTAACTCTATATTATCATTATCACTTCTCGTTAAGAGAGCATTAAGGTGATTTTGTACAGCTATTAGTTCTGAGGCTAAACGCTTATAATCACTGTCATTAGATGTAACAACAACATGTGTACTGCTATGATTAGGTGTAAGCCCATTCCACTGCTCATTTGGAAAATAAGCTAAAGGGTAACCTGGCTTAGCTAAATTAGTTCCTGTCACACTAACACTCCTGTCATTAATCCAGTACCCAGAATCGAAGACTCAAACTGATGTGAACCTGCAATACTACCTTCAAAATTAATACTTACTGAATACTGGCACTCACGTCCTGTATTAGCCTTAACCCTAGCTGAGGGTGTTAAGATAATACCCTTCCACTGCCTACCCTCATGGTCCAGTAAGCCTATCTCTTTACCTATGCTTATGTTTAAAAATCTTAATAAGCTATCAGTTACAGCATGAGTTAAATTAGTAAATTTCATATCTAGCCTCTCAGCAATAGGCCAGTACACCTGTCTATGTATTACTAAATCACCACCACGTGTACGTCTGTTGATACGTCTAAATTCAAAATCTTCCGAGTTATCAAACTCTGGTGCTCTTAAGATAATAGTATAATCTGGATCATAGAAAGGATATGTTAAAGTTACGTTACCTTCAGTAATAGTATGTGGGCTGAATAACGAAGTATAAGTATCTTCTATATTAGGTACTGCATATTGCGTCAGCAATAATGTATTACTTAAGCTTCTATTGAATTCTGCATCAGCTTCTACTGTTTGTATTAACTCTAACGTACTCTCTATAAGAGTTGATTTTTCATAGGCTAATGTCTGTGTTAAAGATAAATTACTAATTACTACTTCATAAGCTGCTACCGTTAATACTTCATGAGTGAAATTTATATGGTTGCCAACTTGCACAACCAATACTTTAGCTGACTCTTGCGTCAGCTGAAGGTAACTCGTTATAGATATATTTGTGATAGATCGCTGAACTTCGACACTTTGTCTCAGTCCGCGATCAGCACAAAGAGCAGCTAACTCTTCAATAGTTAATGTAGATAATTCTTCAATAGTGTGCCAACACATACTTAAATCGTGATTAAGCGATAAGTATGTTGGTACTTTAACTTCAACTTCTTGTGTTAACTCTAGTACAGACTCTACATCACGGTAATGTAAGCTAGAAGCTAACGCTTGTGTTAACTCTAATTCACTTGTTACAGATAAGGGTATTGCCGTAAGGTAACTTACGTCTTGAGTAAAAGTTAATTCACTCGCTAGAGACTCAATATAAGCTGGTTGTAGTAAAGATTGACTTAAGCCTACAGTATGCTCAATAGTTTTTATAACTGTTCCAGGTTCTAAGTCTTGACCTAACGTATCAAATATCGACGTTAGATAAAATCTTCTAACCCAATTAACATCTGCTGTAGATGTTAAGGTTAGAAGATTAGAAACATCTTCGCGATATTTTTTAGCCATTACAAGCCACTACGTAACAGAGGACTCTGGACTCTGGATTAAGCACTAACTGTATAAGTAATCTTCAACTGATCACCATTTGATACTGGTACAGCAGCAGCAAACAGAGCAGTCGCAATACACCATTAACAGTAGCAGAACCAGTAATATTAAATGTAGCAGCAGTACCATTAGTAGTGCTTTGAGAGGCAGCAACAGCACTACCCCAAGCTACACGTGTACCTTCACTATAGGTTGTAAATTCATTCCAACCAGAGGCACTTGACATAGTGTCAGTATCATTTAGACCAGTATAACCACTGGAGTCAATAAGACCAATGAACCAACTATTGTTAGCTGTCTGAACACCATCATTAAACATGTCATCGAGGATTTTGTCTTTGCCCTCATTGACAATACCGTTAGGCATAGAGTAACGGCCTTTAATTCTACCGTCTTTATCTAAGTGCTCAATATCAAATCGACCTTTAGGTTCTAACTGATTCTTTGCACCTTGGATCTTTTCGACCTTGCCACTTGCCTTAACAAGTTCCACACCAACATTACTTTTAAAAGCAGCTTTTGTACCAGCCATACTTAATTTCTCCTAATTTAATCTAAGAGTACCACGCTTCAATTCCCGTCTTATGGCTTCGCCAATTTTACGGGCTGTAACATCAGGTGTTGAGCCACTCTCAACAGCTACATTAATGTCACCAAAATTAGAATTGACCACTTCCCCAGCAGCAGCTCTAGGTGTTTTTACACCTGAGTTAATTGCAGTAAGTAAAGGTAAAAATGCCCTAGTAGCACTAGCATTTGTAATAAATTCTTTAGGGCTAAATTGACCAAATACTGTATCATTACCAATTGATGCAGTACCACCACCAGCAAACCTGCCACCTGCTGACGAATTAGCAGCAGCTTTACCTGCTTCTATTTCTCGTCTTATCGCAGCAGCTTCAGCAGCTAAACTACGTAATTGTGCTACTTGTGAAGCAAGCACTGATACAGTTTGTTGGGCAAGGGCTTGCAATTGGTACTGAGCAGCCATTTGTTGGTTACCAATTTCACTAGCAGAATATACAAATTCTTGAGTAGTGCTTATCATATTTTGAATAATACTATTCATATTTTGTGCTGCTTGAAGTATACCTTCAGTATTTAAATTAGCAGCTGCCTGTTTTAATAAATTAAGACTTTGTGCTATACTAGACAATTTGTTAGGTAATTCAGGATTATTAACAGTTACTAAAGAAATATTTTGTAAACTGTGAGCTAAAGCATCTAAATTAGAACTTGCAACTTCTGTACCTAAAGACGTTACAGATTCTCTAATGCGTGACATTAACGAGCTTACATGTTCTCCATAAAGATTTTCTAGTTCCGTAATTCTCTCTAATGCTGCCCTAACTGGTTCTGTGTTTATTTCTGACTCTTGCCCAGGTACAGGTGTATTAGAAGGTACAGGTTCTACACCTTTTCTACCAGAAATAAGTTCTTCAGTTATTTCCTCCATCTCCGTTTTTAAGTTTTTAAGTGTCTCTAATTTAGCATCAAGCTCTTCCTCTATTCTCTGTAAATCAGATTTTAATGTAGCTGTCTCTTCTTCTGATATGCCACTTAAGTCATTCTTTAAATCTTCACGAAGTTTCATTAATCCTTGTTGTTCTAAGTATAATCCCTTTATTTGTGATGAAATTTCTTTAAGTCTGGTATCAGCTTCTATTGTTTTCTTTAAAAATTCTTCTTCTGTTTTTAATGCTTTGGTTATTTCAGCAGCAGCTTCTTTTTGAACAGCTCCAAGATCTGCTGCACCTTCCATGGCACCTAATAACCCTTGTATACCTTGTAATGCCTCAGCAGGCTTTACATCCTTTTGCCTCATTATTTCTACTAAATCAAGATATCTTTCTGATATATCTTGTAATGCAAATGAAGCTATTGGACCCTCATTTGCTATACCCCGTAATGCTGTTTTTATACCCTCAAACTGATCAAAACCCAAAGCCGAACCAGTAGCATCTGTAACTTTTCTTATATTACTTAAGGAATTAGCTATTGAGATATTAGAGTCTTGTATACCCCAACTAGCTTGCCTCAATGCAGATTCATAAGCTATGACCTCTTGAGTTGGTGCTTCATATATTTTTGCTTTTTGTGTAATACCTAATGCTTTATCTAATAAATCTTGACTTTTCTTTTGTTCTATAACAATTTCTTTTGCATCTTCCTTAGATTTTTTCATTGCTTTTTCATCAATATTTAACCAACTTCCAACACCTTCTTTTTGTTGTCTTGTAATTGGTATATCTAAAGATTTTTGAAGCTCAGGTACCTCTTTTTGAGCATCCTTTACAGCTTCATTAAATTTTTCTAATTCTTCTTTAGCTTTACGTATACCAGCTGCTAATAATGTAAATGCCTTAGTTAAAATAGTAGAATCAGTACCTAAATCAGTAAGTAAATTAAGGGTATTTTCTAAGACATTAATTAAAAGTGGTAATGATTTTTGTATTTGCTGTTGACCTACTCTTATAGCATTATTAAGCCTGTCCATATTTTCACTGGCGTTAACCATAACTTCTATATTTTTTAAATGTACCCTTTCAAATTCTGCTATAGCATCTAATTGCTCTTGATTACCACCTGCAAGTGCCCTAGCAGAAGCTACAATATCTTTAAAAGTTTTTGCAAATTTTTCTGGGTTAAAGTGTTCTAAATTATTTAGTTGGTTATTGAGAGAAGCTACAGCATTGTCGAAATTTTTAAGATCTTGTATAGCCCCACTACTAATACCTGTTTCTGCGGCTGCCGCAGCATCACCCATTCTTAATAAGGCTCTAGTAAGGAAACCAAGACCTAATGTTTCCTTCTCAAGAAGAGGTAAATGTATTTTTATTTTTTCACCAGCTTCACCTAACTTACCACCAAACTCTGTTTGTTGATATGTTAAATATTTAATAGTTTCACCAATAAGTCTTACTTGATTTTTAAAATCTTCAGCTAATTGTACAATTTCATTACCACGAGTTCTAACTTCAACTTCTTTACCAGATCTTTTTTCTATTGATTCATCGGCAAGAGTTTGAAATACATCATTAAGAGACTCCATTAATTTATCAGCATCTAATGTTGCTTTTTGAAGGTTTCTACTTAAATCTTTTATTATACCAGGTTCACCCATTTTCTTAAGTAATATTCTTGGGCCATCATTTGCTGGCAAAAGCATATCTTCAAATTCTTTACTTAGTCTATCATAAACAGATTTTATTTCATTATATAATTCTAGTGCGGCTTCCTTATCTCCTTGTAAAAGTAAAGCATTAAGTTCTTGGACCTTCATCCTTGCCCAGCCCATAAATCTCTGTACAGCTTCCCTAGCATTACCTTGTTCTATAGCTATCTCTATTGCTAATTTTTCAACACCTTCTATACCACGTATTTCAGCTAAAAATCTATTCCATATAGAATTTATAGCTGCTAAATCTTGAAATATCTTTCTCTTTACTCTTTCAAAACTTTCAGAAAATGCTCTATCTAATAAAAATAACTCATCTGAGATAATATTTCTTGCTTCAGCTGCCGCCTTAGCTATTTGATCAAGCTGTTCCTGTGAGTATTTTGCAAAATCAGAGAACACCTCTCTCATAGCATCCCGATACGCATAAGCAGCTAGCGTACCTGCAACAAATATTGCAGCTAAAACAGCACCAGCTGGTCCACCAGCAAGAGCTAAAAGGGCACCTAAAGCTTTTGTAGCTAAAGCTAATGCTTTAGGGAATAAAGTAACACTTACAAGAACTTTTTCTGCACCAACTGCCCATAACCCGAAACCATACACAATAGAAGTTAACCTGGTTACAAATCCAGCTAGCAATACAGCACCTAAAACTAGACCTAATCCTTTTAATGCAACAGCAAGATATTCTATAACAGTAGATAATTTAACTATTTTTTCACTAAATGCAGCTACTGTATTAACAATACCCTCACCAAAATCGAATAAAAAGAAATTCTTTATACGTGTAAATTCTTCTTGTAATATACGTCCCGCTGTTCTAACTTCATCTTGAGCCGCCGCAGCATCATAAGCAGCATCACTAATTTTATCAAAAGATTCTGCAAATTTATCAGCATCAAGACCAGCCGCACCCATGATGGCTCTAATACGACCAAATAATTCCCCCAATTCTCCTAAAGGATCATTAGTTGCATTAATATGTTGTTGTAATTTTTTTAGAAATCCACCGAAACCATATGTCTCAACAGCAGCAGTAGCAGATGAAACACCTAATTCGTGGAAAAATGCAGTCATAGCCTTAGTTGGCCTGACCATTTTTAATAACACATTACGCAAGAATGTTTGTGATTGTGATACCTGAACACCTTGAATAGATAACGTAGCAATAGCTGCCTCAAGCTCTTGGAATGAGACACCTACCTTAGACGCAATAATAGCTACATTACCAATAGTTTCAGCTATTTGATCTAATCTTAATCTACCTAACTCAATAGTCTTAAATAATGAAGCAGACACTCTGTCTGCTGCTTCTGCTTCAAGACCATAAGCATTAAGAATACCAGTTAATGCTTGAACGGCTGTAGAAGCATCTGTTACTGTAATACGTGCTAATTGAAGTGCCTCACGTAAAAAGATTATTGCTTCTGCACCATGAGCCACCTGATTAGATAATGTTTGATAAGCTGCCTCAGCTATATCTATAGCTGGTTTGCCGAATTCATCTGATAATGCTCTTAATTCTTTAGACCATGTTGCTGTTGCTGTAGCAGCTTCTTGGTTAATGGTCTTAAGCTCGCCAATTTTAACACTAAATTCTTGAGCTTCTTTTACGGCTTGCTGGAAACCTCTTACAAGATCAGTAGTGAACCTAGATATAATAGTTCCTACTAAAACTCTACCAACACTCCTCCAAGAAACTAATACTGATTGTGTGCTAGTATTTATTTTCTTTGTGGCAGTATCGACTCGTTTTAATTGATCCCTTAATCTTTTAGCCTCAGCTTGACTTTTATTTAATTGTGCTTTTAATTTAGCAGCTGCCGAAGCTGCACGTTTCATACCTGTTGAACTTGAACTAGCACCCATCTGCCTGCCAAGCTCAATATGTTTTTCTAATAATTTATTAGCACCATGTACAGATGCTAAAAATTTCTTTACTGCTGGATCAATAACAGCAGATAACCTTAATTCTGTGTGTTTTTCATCAGCCATTACGAAAGTCTCACAGTTTTAGTCACAACTCTTAAATCCCTATGCAAAGCTTTATAGAACTCTCTTTTTGGCATATCAAATTTTAAATAAGTCTTGAAAGCCCTTTTACCTGCATCAAAAGCTGCCCAAGGTGGATTACTTGGTAATGTAATCCACTTTGGTGCAGGTGAAATATCATTCCATAATACATAAGGCAATTTTTCATCAAAAATAAAAGTATACATAGGGTAGTTATAACGTAATTCATATTCAGCATAGTTATTTGAACCTGATCCAACACTAAATCTTTCACCTTGGATTATTATATAACCTTTCTTTAATTTTGCTTGTCTTTGCCTTTCAAATTTTGAATCATAATAACTTACGCCTTTACCTACAGCTACTTTTAATTCTCTACCAAGTGGCTTAAATGTACCTCTAGCGGTACCCGTATATTCTGGTACTTTAAGTAAAACTGCTTTTAGCCACTCCCTTGTAGCATTACGTAATTGTCTCTGAAAAAATTTATCTAATTCATTGTGACCTTTAAGACCATCAACTTTCATTAATTGTACAGTTGATTTTAATTTTAACATTACTTTAACTTAGCTCCAGATATTGCTTCAAGCTCATAACCACGTTCAACCTGCCTTATTTGCTCATAAGCAAACATCTTAGCTTGCGACCATGGACTATTATCCTCAAATTTTTCTTCAATACCTGGTGGTCTAAGTCTAAATCTTTCACATATTCGATATATTAAATATTCTATAGTTCTACCTTTCGGTATTATTTCGCGTTTTTCAGAGACTGACCTTGTAAAAAAGATTTCTTAGCCTCTTTGAGCATTTCATCATCAAGAGAATTAGCTCGCATAACACCTTGTAATAGTCTAAACATTTCTATTTCAGTAAATCCAGATTCTTTAAGCTCTTCTTGATATTTATCCCAAGTGGAAGGTTTTTCCATATCAACCTTTTCCCACTCTAAATCTTTACTATTTTCTAAAGATTTTAATACAGTGTAATGGGTACGTAAGGTAGCCCAAGCTTCTAATTGTTCTTTATACTCTGGGTTTTCAGTATCCTCCTTCCTAACACCACCAGGATACAATCTCTCTGGTGGCTTAGGAGGAGGACACAATTCATTAAATTCATCATAATCTGGTATGGCTTCACAGAAGAATGGAATATCTTCTTCAGGCCGTGGTATTACAACTACTTCAATATTACGACCTTCTATCTTTTTTCCTTTAATCTTCATAAATATCTCCTTGGGTTGGGTAAACTTAAGCACGCCGTGCAAGAGTAGCATAATTACGATTAGCACGACCAGAGACAGCAACAGTACCATCACGTAAGTCATGGTCTAACGATTCCCAGTAAAATTCTTCGATAGTGATAATTTCATTATCGGCAGAACCACAATCTGGGTTATTAAGCACTTCTAAGTCAACCGAATAAGGTTGACATGGATCAGTAGAACTACTAATCCAAGCAGCAGCAAGACCAGTCTTCTTCATAGCTTCTTCAAGAGTAGGAACACTGTCACCAGAAGCTGAAGACAGAAAATCCCAAGTAAAGTCCATAGATACATCCATTGGCTCTTCATCCGCAAGCCTAACAGTATCAATAAGACCTCTGTCGAGCGTAAACTCAATAGGTCGTTTTTCACTATAAGTAATATTACCTTCACCAATGGTGACGGTCATACTATTTTGACCTAAAAGAGTCTGCTCAGCAAGAGCTTCAACAATACCAGTGCCAGCAGTCTCAAGAGCAACAGTAACTAATGCAGCAGCATCAGAGTCAGCATCAATAGCTGTCTTAAGTAAAGCTGCTGTAGTTTCAATAGCACTACCAGTACCAGTGGCAAGGCTAACATCAATATCTTCATTATCAACTGTGATCGTAAGAGACTGTGAAGCACTCCCAGGATCAGTAAAAGTAATAGTAACAGGCTTACTACCATGATGTGTACTAACAGTAGTGAAAATTAAATCACTATCAGAATTAGTGCTATCCATGGTAGTAACAGAGGGTGTACCGTCCCAAATTTTAATGGTACATTCCTTGATGTCGATTTGAGCCATTATTTATGCTCCTTATGGAGTGACAGTTAAATCTGCTGTAACTGAAGCAGACGAAGTAACATTGACAGAGCATAAAACTAAATCTAATACTAATCTATAATGGCCTTCTGCTGTATTTTGTACTATTCTCACATCTTGTTGAATTATACCGTACTGGTTAATTTCTATTTGTTGATCTAACTCTCTTCTTAATTTTAAGCAACCTATTTTAGATCCATCATCTTGTGATTCATCACCTAATTTATATATAGGTATTGTTAAAGTGAAACCTGATGCTAATGCACCAATTACTTCTTGTGGTCTATATAAACTCCTACTTTGTGTTACCGAAGCTAAAACATTAATATCTACATATTCATATCGCTCACCCTTCGCAGGTATAACGGTCCAAGGACCATCCATTCTATATTCTACATATTCAGGTAAATCATGAGTATTACGATTATCACCTTCAATATAAAAAGGAATATTTTTACGGTTAGCTACAGCTTTAAAGTGCTTAGCACCTGAAGCATATAACCATCGTACAATATTACCGTTAATTAAGTAATTCATTAAGCTTCCCTTTCTACAGTTTGACTTAATGACATAACAGAAATAACGGTAGTCATGTGCGTAAGCACTTGACCCTGAGTTTCTCTACATACACAGACTATAGCTGAATTATTTTCATACTCCTGTAAAGATTTAATATCGTATCTTTTATTCTTAATCATGAAAAACTGATTTAGATTTAAGTCACCCCAATCTCTTGGGATGTCTCTTTTTCTATCAACAACCACAATACGATCTGATGGATCAAAAAACCCTCCCATTGTAAAATCTTTGTTTGCAGATATATAAGCAAGATCATAAACAAAACTACGCATTTCTCTAGTAGGCTCAACTAAAGCCTTTCTAATATTAGTAACAGTAAATGTTTCAGTTATAGTACCAGTATCAATATCAGTAACGCTAATATATTTATATAAAGACACAGGGATACCATAAGACCTTTTGAGTCTGTACAGTGTCCTATTAATGAATCTTAATTTGTGCATGTGCAAACCTCCCCATAACCTGGCCCACATGGTTGTGGGCCAGGACAGTTAAGGGGATTAACCAATTAATGCTGCACCGTAAGCAGTGTTAAGAACCTTAACACCTAACAGAACATCAACTGTCACAAGAACACCCTGCGAGGAACCATTATAAGTAATGGTGATACGGATACCAACACCACCCATATTAGCTGTGGAACTAATAGCAAGACCAGCAGGAGCCGGAGCTAATGGTCGACTGACAAGAGCAATAGCATTCTTATGGAATGCAAAGTTAACGTCAGCAGGAGGACTGAACAGAACCACATCATTATCAGTAACAGCAACATCTAACGAACGATTAAGAGTGATACCAGTCGTGTTAGTTGCGGTATCAGTAACAGCAATAACACTGTAAACACCACTCAAGATAACATTAGGTGTGCCAACAGTGGCAAAACTAACTAAAGTACCTACTGGAATAGAACCAACGATACCGTCTACAGTCATTTCCTTATTATAACCGACAGCATAATCGTCACTATCATCAATAAGACCTGTATCACCAATGGTAACAACATCATCATCAGCAATAGCAACCCGTAATCCAGGACTGATAGTAACATCAATATCCTGAGTAGCTAATGTACCAAGAGTAGTAACCTGGTGAAGGACACCACCAATAGTAATCCACTGACCAACAGCAAATTGATCACCAGCAGTATCACAGTGAATAACTGTGTCACCAATATCATAACCAGCAGTAAGATCAACAAGTGCTGTAACAGCAGTAACAGGTACTCCAGTAGAACTAGGAGCATTCTGGCACATAAACATATTAAACTGCAACTTACGTCCTAAGGACGCTTCACGCATTGCAGTACCTTCATCACCAATCTTATCAGCACTAATGAACAAGTCAAGATTAAGTGCAGTAGATTCAGTCGTAGGACTAAGAATTAAGTTACGACCTGCCTCTGGGCACTTATTGATATTCATCCTCTTACGAGTTTCAAGGATGTACTGCTTAATGTTAGCAGAGGTTAATCCACCAGCAATACCTTCCTGGTTGGCAGTAAATTGATACGCACAACCTAAGATAATCTTATCAACAGCCTGAGCGATTGAAAGAACAGCAGGCTCAAGATACTCGTCACGCAACTGCTTGAAAGACTTACTCTCTTCACCATCCTTAATCATAAAGGACGTATGAAGATGCTGATCCAGAGGAATCTGAATATCAGTTGCATCTGCATCCTGAACAGTAACAGCATCAGCATTAGTCTTACGCTTAGCAGTAAATTCTGCTGGTTGACGTGTATGGACAATATCGCCAAAATTGGCAACCAGTGGCGAAAAATCCTTATGAACAAGGTTACCAACAACCATGTTTTCAGTAAGGATAGCTACAGACTCATTCGCCCATAATTCAGGAATATAGGCGTCAAGACTATTAGCATACACTAACTTAAAAGGCTTAGAAAACTTTAACATTTTACTTCCTCAATTTACTAAAGTCCAAATCCGGATTCTTCTTACGCCACTCAGCGTAAGCAACAGGGTCATTCATAATAGCTGACAAAGCAGCTTGTGGTGTGCTATCACCACCCCTGCTACTATTAGCATTTAACCCACTAGTAGCAGTAGATTCAAATAAGTGACCATATTTATCGGTCAACTCCGCCATTCTTTTTAATACACCTTCAGGTGGTAAGTCTAAAGTTACAGGGTTACCGTCTTCATCTGAATCAGAAAACTTAACTCTTACTTCATAATTACCATTAGGCTGACCATCCACTAGCGACTGTGCTAAGTGTGTTTTCCCACCCAACATATCAACAATAACATCTGGGTTAATTGATTTTGCACCAACAGCAGCATCAAGTAATTCCCTACTTATCCTTGATTGAGTGTATCTATTCTTCCAAGAATCTGCTTCCTTAGTAACCTTTTCGAGAAGCTTCACATGTTCTTTCTTATTTTTCTCTTGTTCTCGTTTTGATAACTCTTCTTTAGTTAAAAATTGATTTTGTAATTGTTCAATCTGTGCTTCAAGCTCTTCTTTCTGTTGAGCTGTGCCAGAGAACTGATCTTTAATAGTTGTTAACTGACCCATTAACTCTTGATTCTGAGTAGTTAATTTTTTTCTATTATCAGACATCATCTTATTAAGTTCATCTTGGGCACCAGGTGTACCTTTAATATAATCAGATAATGTTTTTGGCTCTTTAGGTGGTGGTGGATCACCAGGAGGTGGATCACCAGGAGGTGGATCACCTTCATACGCTAAACGCCATGCTTTAATACTTTTCTTTAACATTAGAAACTCCTAAGAAACCCTACTTAATTCAATAGCCTGAGGATCACACAAATAAGGCTTTAAATGTATCCAAGCTTCCGCACTAGGTATACCAGCCCTAATATACTCAGCCACAAAGGACGCATCGTAGGTAGAATGTGTCCCTAGATATTTGTTTTGAGTAATACCAATTGATTCGATTTCGTCCTGCATATCCACATCATCAAGATACTTTAAAGAACATTCGTATGCTGCAAGTTCTAAGTCGAGTGGAACAACAGTATCAACACCCCGTGGAAATTGTAAAGACTGATCTTCATCGGTTTTTACCCCTGCAAAATTTAATCGATCAATAGCACGGGTAGCCATGATCAATGCTTTTTGCCTATCGTTAGCTAATGCTACCTCCCATGGGTCAGAGTTAAGACGTTGACTACCAAAATACAAATTAGCTCCAGTTATTGATCCATAGTAAGATATACTTCCTACTATACTACTTACACCAGTTATATAACTATAATCTGGATCATCAACTGTGGCAATTGTAAATTGTGCTGGTACTGCTTCTATATGTGTAAACAGTAATCCTATAATATCCCCATCCATCTCAGCAGATGTTAAAGCAATTGACCATTGACCATTACCTTCATGTACTGCTGAATTAGTTAATGATTGTTGAACACCACCGTCAATAGTCACAAAGCCATTAACAGTACCATTAAGTATAGCCGACCCATCCGACCTACTTATTAAGGCAAAAGTGAAACCATTAACAGATTTACCTTTTTCAAAACTCATTGTTCTTGCTCACCAGTTACGAGTCTGTTTAAGTCCTTAGCGTAACTTGCTTTCCAACCAGGTATAACTTCATCAGTTATACTACCTGACATGTTAGCAGAGGATCCAAAAGATACACTTAAGCCTCTAGTTATTTTTGTTGCTAATGTAACTGTTCCAGTACCATCGAAACCAGTTGTAAAAGCTTTATCGATATTTACAAAAGATGTAACGGTAGCTGTACTAACAAAAGCAGCAGCGAGAGACTGACTGAAACCTAAATTAGCTGTTAATGTACCTGTGCTATTTATTGCAATATTAAGTGGCTTACTACCACTTAACCTTGCTGTCATAGTTCCGAAGGAACTTACAGCAAAAGATAATTGTTTATTTACTCTTAAATCTGCTGCCATACTGCCAGAGGCAGTTATACTAGCAAAGAAACCTTCACTTGTTTTTAAAGCAGCTGTTACTGTAGCAGTTGACGTTATTGCAGCAACTAATGCTTTAGTAGCTGTAATATTAAAATCAGCTGTTATAGTAGCAGAAGCAACTATACTTGTAGATAAAGCGGCTTTGTTTAATACTAATTCTGCCGTCATATTAGCGGCAGCAATGATAAACGCACCTAAAGGTTGCGTGGCACCTGATCTAACCCAAGCTGTCACAGTACCAGTAGAAATTATATCTGTTGATAAGGCGGCTTTATTATAATTTAAGGAACCAGTTAATATTCCGCTAGAAGTTATAGAAACATTAAAGTATTTAAAATTACCTGCATCTAACGATGCTACCATTACACCAGTAGCATTTATAGCAGCAGTTAATCCTCTAGTTCTATTTAAGTCCCCCGTCAAGGAACCAGTAGAAATTATAGCAGCAACTAACTGATGTGTTTCACCCTTAGTAACATCAGCCGTTAAGAAACCAGTAGAACTTATAGCAGCAGTTAGGCCCCTAGTTCTTTCTAAATCTGCCGTCAGAGTACCAGTTGAAGTTATAGCAGCAGTAAGTGTTTGCGTACCACCTGTAGTTATATCTCCCGTAAGGGAACCAGTAGAAGTTATATCAGCAGCAAACTGCTTTACTCTGTTAAGGCTACCAGTTAACAAACCACTTGAAGTTATATTAGCAGATAAGGCTGCTTTATTAAGTGTAAGGTCACCAGTTAATAAGCCATTAGAAGTTACATGGAGATTGAAATTTTTAGAATTACCAGCATCAAGGTCTGCTGTCATAGTACCAGAGGCAACTATGTCAGCAGCAAACTGTTCTGTTTTACTTAAAGTACCTGTTAAAGTACCACTGGAAACTATAGCAGATGTAAATGTTTTCTCTACATCTAAGTTACCAGTTAAAGTACCAGTAGAAGTTATATCAACAGATAATGACTGTATACCACCTGTAGTAATATCTGCTACTAAAGTACCAGTGGAAGTTATATCAGTAGTAAATTGTTTTATTCTGTTAAGATTACCAGTTAATAAGCCACTGGAAACTATAACAGATGTTAATCCCCTAGTTCTTTCAATATCAGCAGTTAAAGTACCAGTAGAAGTTATATCAGCAGCAAGTGCTTTAGATGCTGTTGTAGTAATATCTGCTACTAAAGTACCAGTAGAAGTTATATCAGCAGCAAACTGCTTTATACGGTTAAGGCTACCAGTTAATAAGCCATTGGAAATTATATCAGCAGATAGGGCTGCTTTATTAAGTATTAAGTCCCCAGTTAATAAGCCACTGGAAGTTATATGTAGATTAAAGTTTTTAGAATTACCAGCATCAAGATCAGCTACTAATGTACCAGTAGCATTTATTGCAGCAGCTAATTGTCTAGTTCTAGTTAAATCCCCAGTTAATAATCCACTAGAAACTATGGCAGATGCAAATGTTTTCTCTACATTTAAAATACCAGTTAAAGTACCAGTAGAAGTTATATCAGCAGCAAGTGCTTTAGCTGCACCTTTAGTTACATCTCCCGTCAAGGTTCCAGTTGAAGTTATATCAGTAGCAAACTGTCTAGTTCTATATAAATCCCCAGTTAATAAGCCACTAGAAGTTATAGCAGATGATAAAGCTGCTTTATTATAATTTAAATCAGCAGTTAAAGTTCCACTGGAAGTTATATCAGTAGTAAGTGCTTCTATAACAGCAGCAATAGTGACATCAGCTGTCATTAAGCCACTAGAAACTATACTTGTTATAAAGAATTTTCTAGGATCAACATATATAACCTCGACACCTAATTGAGTTACTCTTGCTTTAGGCGTACCGTAGTCTAAGCGTATGACTTCGACCGCTTGTTGAGTGACTCTGGCCTTAGGTGTACCAACATTTAAATATACTACTTCAGAACCTTGTTGTGTTAAGCGAGCCTTAGCTACACTATCTCTACTTAAATCTCCTGTTAGTAAGCCTGAACCAGTAAAATCAGCAGCTAATTGATGTGTTGCATTTTCCCACAGATTAGCAGTTACTACACCTGAGCCAGTAAAATCAACAGAAAGAGCCTCTATAACCTGACCCTGTTTTTGTAGATCAGCTGTTACTAACGCTGAACCAGTTATAGCAACAATTAATGGTTCATAATTAGGTATATGAATAACTTCAAGATATTGACCAGTGACTCTGGCAGTAGTTGTTTCTGTTACTGTATAAATAACTTCAAGGGGTAAGTGCGTTACCCTAAGGTGATTACTCTCAGCAATAAATTTTGTAATATCAGCAGTTACTAAGGCGGTTGAAGTTATAGCAGCAGATAGTGCTACTTCATAATTTAGATTCCCCGTCAGGGAGGCGGTTGAAATTATATCAGATGTAAGACCTCTAGTTCTTTTGTAATCAGCCGTCATAGTGCCAGAGGCAGTTATATCAGCTGATAACGATTCTGTAGAACCTGTTGAAAGATCACCCGTTAATAAAACACTGGAAGTTATATCAGCAGTTAATTGTCTTTCTCTAGTTACGTCAGCCGTTAAAGTACCAGAGGCAACTATAGCAACTGATAATGATCTAGTTCTTTTTACATCACCCGTTAATAAGGCACTGGAAGTTATATTAGAAGTTAATGTTTTAGTTGCACCTGCATTAATATCAGCAGTTACTAAAACATTTGAAGTTATATCTGAAGTTAAATACCTAATTCTTTTAGAATCAGCTGTTAAAGTACCAGAAGCAACTATAGCAGTAGTTAAGCCTTTATATCTTTTTACATCAGCTGTCATAGTTCCTGAAGAAACTATATCAACTAAAAGGTACTCTGTTATTATCTCTGATAGGTCAGCCGTTACAGTAGCAGTAGATGTTATATCAGAAGCTAATTGTCTTTCCCTATACAATAAAGCTGCCATATTACCACTGGCAACTATGTCAGATGTGAACTGACATTTTCTACCAATGTTGGCTACCATTAAGACATTAGAAGTTATATCAGTTGTTACACCTCTGATTCTTTTTACATCTGCTGTTACTAAGCCTGAACCAGTTACAGCAGCAACTAATTGCTCTGTTACTGGTTCATCTGCTTCCTTAAATGATATACCAATTAAGCCCCAGTCATCAGCAGAAATATTAAAGCCTACGGCTTTGCTACCTGCTGTACCACCATCTAAATCATACTCAGTGCCCCATACCTGATTACCGGCATCATAAGTATGGACTAATGTATAATTTGTACCCGCCGTAGGCGGAGTACGGTAGCCATGGCCTAATCCACCATATATAAGAGCATTATCAACAACCGTCAGGTTAAGTGTTGGGTTAGCTGTAGTACCTGTGGCACTATTAGAATTATCATAAGCTGCTGTTTTTAATGTAGCTACATCAAAAGAAGTAATACTTGCTTGAATATTGAGTAAGCCTGTGTTAGGTATACTTAATGTATTTGAACCAGTTGATGGCTCAATAACATACCATACCTCAACACCTGCTTCAATTGATACTTGGAAACCTTGGCCACTATCGACCATTGGTAAAGAGTTATAGGTGGGAGCCCCACCTGCACGTGCTACAGCATTACGGATAAAAATAGTCAATACAAGTAGCTTACAACTGCTACCACACGAATGTGTGGTATCATTTGGGTTAGCAGCACCATAAGTGCCCTGCGTACTTGTATCAACAGTAAAAGCCATTACACTAAGATTGCTCTCTTAGTTGTTAATTCGTAATCAAACTCTTCCATCATCTCACTATGGTCTTCCTCGATTTTAGTCACTTGCTCCTTAGTTAATATGTCTTTCCATTGATTAGCTTTGCCAACTCTAAAGAATTTACCACTTGCACTATTTTCACTTAACTCTGCGAAACCATTCTCTTCCTCATGTTTACGTAAGTTCTTAAAAGTGTTTTCTTTAATAGCAAAATCTAATCTATCTTGGTCAACTGGCATAGTTAAGAATTGTATTACTTTTGTAAATTCTTCATGTGGCTTATCTAATAAGTCTTCAAATTTTAATACTAATGTTTTAATATTTTCATTAAGTTTGGTCCATGTCTTAACATGCTCTGACCAAGTTAAAAGTATGTGATGTAAGTTATCTTTATTTTTAAGTGCAAATTTTATGTTACACATATGGGCAATAGCTTCATCAATATCTTCACCCAAATGATCAGCAAAACTAACAGCAATATCTCTTGGGTCTCTGACAAGATATACTGCCCCTCTACTCAACTGAAATGGGCAAACAGGAATATCATTGACAGCTATTTTCGCATGATGTGTTTTTAATACTATATCTCTTGTAGCATAGACATTAAGGAAATTAAGTAAGGTCGCTGGTCTATAATATGATTGCTCTTCAAATGTCATCCGATCTAACGGTCTGGCACAAGTTATTTGTACAACCTGTGAAGTTAAATCGTTATATGCAAACTGGAAAGCACTATTAATGTCAATAGGGAAACCAGACACATAAGAATTAATAAACATACGCAACCAAGTATTACCACTTTTAGGGTAACTAGCGAACCACCATATTTTTCTTTCTGACGGATGGATCATAAATACTTACAACCTTTCATTGTTTTACCGTGATGTTCCTCAATAAGCTTAGTTTGTTTCTTTGTTAGATACTTTTTCCATTGATTCGCCTCACCCATTCTAAAGAAATTACATGCCCCGCCTCTCTCGGTGAAACCATTTTCTATTTCTAATTTTTTAAGATTATTGAAACTAGCTTCTTTAATAGCAAATTTTACTCTTTCTTCACTATGTCGCGGTAAATATAATACTTTTATTATGGCTTTAAAAGCCGCTTCTGTATGCTCTAGTAAGTCTTCATATTTAAAGCCTTTCAGATTTGTGTTCCACCAAGAGTCTACATGTGTTGACCAACTACTTAGTACATGACCCATGTTATTAACTTTTGATGATATAAAACACGATTCATCATTCATAAAGTCTATTGCTTCATCTATCTCTATACTATAATGTTTAGATAAGCTTATAACTACGTCTCTTGGGTCTCTTATTACGTAAATACCACCATTAGTTTTACTTAAAGGTATTAATCTTTTATCCTTGACTTTAACATTAGCGTTATGTGTTTTTATACATATGTTTTCTAGCTTACTTATGGACTCATTATAATTACCTAAGTATTCATAAAGATCTTTAGCTTTAGGATGTAAATCAGGTTGTATATCACTTATTACAAATTGTTTATCGGTATTTATGTCTATTTTCTCACCTGTTAGGTAAGCTAATAGAAACATTCTTACCCAGGTGTTACCGCTTTTTGGGTAGCTTGCGAGCCACCATATGTTACCAAGTTTCATATCAATAACCTAATATCCCTTATTATATTTTTAAATACTGGATACTGGACTAGGCTAATGTTACAGTAATAGCACCAGTAGTAAATTCAGCAGTGTCACCACTGTCAATAGCTTTACCCGTATCAACAGTAGAGTAGAACCACATTTCACCAGTATTATAAGTAGCATTATCAACGATAGCACAACTACCTACAGTACCCCAAGAACCAGTAGCTTGCGGATATGTAATAGCGGTAGCATTATCCGTTTGACCATCACCACCAGCTGTAGCAGTCCAATTAGCATCAAGTGGAGCTAATGCCTGACGAGCATAGGTATCAGTGGTAACGACTTCAACACCAGTACCAGTAGTAAAGATAGCGGTATCGCCGTCAATTGGTGTCGTAGTGCACAGTGCTATTGCCACTACTGAAGGCTTTGCGAATGTTGCCGTCCTGAACAGATGGCCGATCAATGTGTCTTCCAAATAATCTGACATTTCCGACATTTGTAATCTCCTTCTCAGAGTTTTCAGGGTGTTGGTCTAAAACAAAATCGGGACTCAATTTACCAAGCTCGATGGCTGCTTTGGCCCGTTTTACAAAAGTTTGTATTGTCACCCCATACAACCAAACTCTTATAGGTTCGACCGTAGCATCAACATAAATTTTTCTTTTATCACCCACTGGTTCACCAATAAGCAAACTAGCATGTGCATATCTGAGAATATGTGATTTAAACATCTCCTCTTCAGTGACATCCATTTTACCATGTATGACATGTGTCCCATCAGTATAAAAAGTTATTTTTTTACCTAATATTCTACAAGTAGCCAATACATTTGCTTTACTACCTTCAGAAACATCACCTTGATGTCTTAATAACCTCTTCATCATTAAGGAAGGCTTCATATGTGCTACAAATTGTTTTACTTTAGCCACTTAATTGTACTCCTTCAAATTCTAAGTCTATTTCTACTTGAGGTCCACAAACTGCACCTCTTCTTGGTTGGTTGAAACTTAATGGATTAGTTATTAAGAACACTCTCCAAATTTCACCCTCCCAAGTTGTAAGTTTCATACTATGGCCATTATGTTGTTTTAAGAAGTATTCAAACTCAAGCCCTTTGTTTCTAGTCATACTGAAAGTGTAAGTCAACCTACGACTAGTATTATATTTTATATATGTTCTCTTAACACCATTCATGCTTTTCTTTAATAATAAATCTGATACAATATTTTCTGTATTACCAACTAAAGGCTTAGGTAAAGTTATTACGTGTTCTGGTCCCTCAAAAGGTGACTGAAGAGTCATGTACTCATTCAGTAATGTGCCTATTGCAACCTGGTTAAAAGTTAATAGACTAGTTGCACTTCTATCACCTTGCGTAGTAAGCAAAACATCTAAAGTACCTGTACCAGTAAAACTTACAGAAAAATTAGAATCAGCAGTATACGTTACATCTTGGGTGAGATTTAAAGTATTACTTGCTACACCTGGTAAATAATCTACTGAACCTTCTGCTAGGTGGGTGAAATTTAAAACACTGAATACTGGTCGTGAAGGATCAACATCCTGTAATAAAACTAAAGTATTGTCAGCTACTTTATTATATAACTTACCGCCTACAGCTAACTGACTAAGAAGTAATACATTAGATGCACTTACATCAGTTGCTCTACCTACAGATACTTCATCACTAAGTGATAGAGTATTTGAAGGTGTAACATTAAATACATTCTCTGTTGTTACATCTTGTGTAAGCTGTAGTAAGTTACCTGGGTACTGTTCAGGTACTAATATTGCTTGTAAATTACCTGTACCTACAAAGTCTACTGCGAACTGTACAGCACCTGCTCTTGATAAATTAGCAGTAACTACCGCATTAGAATAAAAACCTACAATAAAACTACCAGTCAAATCCTCTGTAGAATGTATAACCTCAATATATTGACCAGTGACTCTGGCTGTAGAATCTATGTTATATGTATAAATTACCTCAAGAGGTAAATGAGTTACACGTAAGTGGTGACCTTCAGTTAAAGTTAAATCTGCTGTTAAAAAAGCTGTAGCATTAATATTTGCTACTAAGCCTTTACGGCTATCTACATATATTACTTCAGTACCTAGTTGTGTTACTCTTGCTTTAGGTGTACCACTCCTTAAAAGTATAACCTCATTACCTTGTTGAGTAAGGCGAGCATTAGGGGTGCCGGTATCTAAATAGATAACCTCTACACCCTGTTGTGTAAGACGTGCTGTCGCCATTCCAGACCTTACGCAGTTATCTCAATACCAAACTCAGCAGCATTAACATCAGATTCAGTCCACGCAACAGCTGTATCGGGGTTAAGTTCCCACATACTAGTTAAAAATTGATATTCAGCATCAGAAGGTATTAAAGTATCACCCTGGTAATTTGTACTACTTATTCTTGTTAAAGCCTTAAATTCTCTTGTACCAGGGACATCTTTTTTAACTGTAGAGACAACCTGTACACCTGCTACTGAAGATATAGTACCTGTAAGTGCTTCATAATTAAATAAGTCAACATCAGATATATTATCTGATTCTACATAAGTTGTATCACCATCATTAGGCTCTTCATCAACTAATAGATAATTATCAACACTATTACCATCTGACCCAGAAAAATCACTAGTAGTTCCATTGCTGTCAGGCATTATTGTTTCAATATTCAACATACCTATAAAATCAGACCATGTGCCTGATCCAGTATCATCCCAAATAACTAAAGAATCTAAATAAGTATAAGTACCGTGACCATTATAGGTGAAACTGTGAATAATACCTGCTGATGCACCGTAATTAGTGTCTTCACCAGCTATTAAATCTAACCATATTTCACCATCAATTTTAACTACACAGTCACCTGTTGAACAAGAATCGGTACTAGTACCCTTTATTTCAAAATGGTGCCAAGTATTTAATGTTAAGCTTTTTATAGAGGAACTACCAAGTTGAGCATCAGTATAAGTACTCCAATGAATTTGCCCACTATCTTCTAAAAATAATTTAAAGTAGTATTGACCAGTTGATGATGTTTTAAACAAACATAACACATTATCAGTTAAAACAGCGGACCTATACCACCAAAAAGACACAAATAAAGAACCGGTAAATGATGTTGTAAGATATGTGTATGTAACTTGTTCATTAGTTATAAATCTAATACTAGCCCTACCATTTTTTACAATAGTTGTTTCTATATCAGGTGAAGCAACATAACCCAAACCTCTTTTATTTAAATCACTAATAATATCATAAAAGTCAAAGCTATCAGCCAGTAAGAAAGCCATCTTATTCCCCTTAAGTTTTCACTTTAATGCCGAATTCCGCAGCATTAACTTCGGATGGTGTCCAAGCTGTAGCTGTGGCAGGTGATTCTGTCCAAATCTTTTGCATTGCTCTATATGTATCTTGTGCTGAGTTAGCAAGGTCATGATCGTAATCTGCTGCACTGATACGTGTTACAGGTACTATTGTTCTGTAATTAATACCTGTTGACCTTCTAGCGACAGTGTTAACACATACAGCATCAATAGTATTGACAGAGGCATGTAAATCTTCAAAAGTGTACAAGTCTTTATTGTTTAAGGTACTAGTGCTAACATAAGATGTATCATCATCATATTCTACTTCATCAACCATCTCATAATTAGCAGCACCACCTGATCTGGTCCACTGGCTACTGTTGCCTGCTCCATTAACCTTTAATGTGCTAATGTATCTTGGACCCATGAAATCATTCCATGTTGATCCTTCTGTATCATAAACAATTACATCATCAAAATACATTTGCTGACTTATATTAGCAGCAAGTTGAAAATTATCAAAATATGGACCACCAGAGTACGCTGTATCAGTTGTAGCTGGTACATTTATAACTTCATTACCATCTACCCTAACGATACAATCATCAGTAGCTATTGAGTCTTTTAAAGTAACTTTAACTTCAATATAATACCATTTACCATCAGTCATGATCCCTGGGACAGAACTACCTAATGTTGTGTAATTACCACTTACAAAAGATAAAGATCCATCATTAAAATTAAATTTTAACATCATTTGTATTGTGTCTTTTTGTAGCATTCTACAAAAATAGGTATTAATAACAGGAGAAGTAATAATATATGCCCAAAAAGCAATATACGCTGTTTCTTCATAGAATGTATATTTTGGAAGAGCTATTCTATTATTACTGGTTAATTTAACACTTTGTCTACTATGTACACTACATACTACACTTTCTTCTAAAACTGGCGTCCCAAATGCTGTCATATCACTTTCACTTATATCATCAGCATTAAGAAAATAATCAAAGCCTGTAGCGTAAAGTATGCTCATACTTCTATTTTCACTCCAAACTCAGCCGCATCAAATTCAGACTGTGTCCAAGCTACTGAGGTAGCTGGTGATTCATCCCAAATTTTATTTTCATACCAAGACCATGTTGTATTCGTTTCAGTTATAGCTGGCCCGTCATAATTAGTAGAACCTATTCTTGCAAAATGTCTAAAATCTCTTTGATTTGCGAATGACGTACTTCTTGTTCTTGATTTTAAATTAACACCTAAAATAGTAACAGATGATTCACTTATATCTTCATATTCATAAGAGTCTCTTTCATCAACGATACCTGATTCAACATATGTTGTATCATTATCTACGTTGCCTATATCATCAACCATTAAATAATTTGTACCACCTGATGTACTAAATTCACTATAATTACCTGACGCATTAGGTACTCGCATTTCAACAAAAGCTTCCCCTGCAAGGGAATCATTATACCCACTTTGATTATCCATCATTATGATATTATCATAATATAACCTAGTGTATGTGCCAGCGTGGTGAAATCTTACATAACGCAATGTTTCATCAGCAGAATCAGCAGTATCAGTTGTAGCAGCTAAATTAAGTACCTCATTACCATCTACTTTAATAATACAATCATTAGTGCTTATAGAATTAGATATAGTCATTTCTATTTCTATATAATGCCATACATCCTCATCTATTTTAAAATCTGATGTACCTAATATTGTCGAACCTCTTTTAAATTGTAATTGTCTCTTACCAGTTATAGTCCATGAAGATTGTAATACATTTGAAATATTATAAAATGATATAAGATCATTATTAATATGTCTATAATCAAAATACACATGAAATTGAATAAATATTTTACTATTAGCTATAGCTGAACCTTTATCATATACACCATAATAAGTATCAGATGATGAAGCTATACCAGAATATGTTCCAGTTTTCACCTCTGTAACACTTGAAGTTATAGATGTTCCAGAATAAGTAGACCAAGTCCTATTACTAAATGCACCACCTATATCAAAACTTTGTGTGAAAAGCAAAGACATTTACTTACCCTCCCCACGGGAATCATCTTGTGGGACGATGCCTTTCATCTGACTATCATCTTTTTCACTTCTTGAGGCATTGGATATTCCTCCGAGTTCCGGAGTGCCGCGAGCTTGAGATTGTGATTCCGCAATACGCTTAATTCGGTCAGCATGATCTGTTTTGGCTTTTTCAACTTCATCGTCTGGATACGTCTTTGCCTGGCTTGCTGAGTCAAGGCTAATTAATCCTTGTTCTATGTCTTTGGATAATGTGTCAGAGTCAGAAAATACAATTTTAGCAGCATCAATCTCTTTGTTAATTTCTTCTAATGTCTCATTAGATACATCTGAGCCTATGCTAAGCTCTACAGCTTTTTTAAGTGCTTCCTTCTTATAAGTTATTGAGGGAACTACTTCAGCAGTTTCTAAAAGCTTACTTGCCTCTTCTCTCTTATCCTTATCCGTTTTTATATGGTATTTCTTTGGGTAAACAATAGTGGGTAACTTGCCACTTTTATCTTTGTACCAAGTCCAATATTTAGCTATGCTTCTTTCACCATGCTCTAATTCAATACCAATATAGCTCAATCCTGCCTCTAGTGAGCGTTCGTCATACCCTTTACTCTCAGCTGAAGCCATTTTAGGCTGAATATTTGTTACTGCTAAGTTAATAAGTAGACGTATGTCTTTTTTGATATCTTCCTGTTTCTTCATTGAAGCCAGTAAAGGCTCAGGAGATGGATGTATAAAAACTGGATAATCGAGATCTTTTGGTACTCTCCGACCGGAGACTACACCAAGTGTTATCTCTTTATTTTCACCTACAGCAGCCTGTTCAGCAGAACCAGGTCTGACTATAGACACACCGTCACTTTGTGTTGTATTACCTGGTGTAGCTGTACGAGCCCAGACATTATCTACTCTTGGGTCATATTTTTCAGCATAAAAAGCATAATTACTCTTTAATGAATAAGCCACATCACTTGATGACATATTCATAAGAGCAATTTGGTAGTTTGAGACATCAGCTAACAAACTTTCTGTTATCTCAAACTGAACAAAAGGTATTGACGGTAGATTTAAGGTTATTATATCTATACCTAGCTCACCGAACCTATCTATAGGCTTTGACTCTTCATCAAAAAACTGAACTAAAGTTACACCGTCTTTAACCCACATTAAGCGGTACCGCTCAACATAAGCTGTAGGTAAGAAGCAATTTTCGTTAGTTTTATACGTGTGGTCCCTTAGTAAAAGGGCTTTAAACTCTGCACCATCTGCTGTTGTATCTGTGGCCCAGTTTAAAATGTCTTCAGCCGGGTAAGAGTATAAATATGGCCTAGCAAGTGACGCATCTTTAATTGTGGATCCACGTAGCATAGGCATATCTACAAATACGCCTATTTTCTGCATAGCTAATAACTCAGGTAGGATTATACGTCCTACATAGCTATTCATAGTGCTACCAATAAGGTCTACACCACCACTCTTACCTAAAATAGCCTCTTGGTAACTATCTACACCACCTAATCTTGTAACATCCGGTACACGTTGGAAAATAGAGTTTTTAATATCACTTAACCCTGCTTTAGCAAAAGCAGTAGAGTAAGTCATAGCCTTACGACTGGCAAAATCATCATCGCTTTCACGTTTGCTGAATTTTTCCAGATATTGATCAATAAAATCGTCACCACTCTTTTTTACTGCCCGCCACTTGTACCAATTATCTACGTTAGCCTCATACTCAGGGTGGAGCATAGTGCTTATGTCATTATTACATGACTCTAACACTTGATCTACATCAAACGCACCTAAAGTGCGAAGTTCGTCTACTGCCATGGCTCTACCTCAAAGTACACAACTTATTGTACTTAATTATGCGTACTGGACTCTTTCTTCTTTATACTGGACTCTGGATTGTTTCAGACTTGCCAACACTAACAGTAAGTGGTAATGCTATCTCAGAATAGGTACGGGCATGTGCTAAATGGTCGTTAGATGACCCTGCTTTCACGTACTTGCCTACTGGGTTACCGTCAGCGTCTTTTTCATACACTCTAACAGGGGATTTGATGTGTTCTTTATATTCCATACTTAAATCAACTGGTAGACTTATCATTTTATTTCTAAAACGACCTAACGACAAATCTAACCAACTTGTTCTGTCGACTGTTAAAGTTAATTCGTCCTCAGAGTGGATATTTATATTTTTACCTTGAATTCCACGACCATAAAAGCACATTCTTACTCTACCCCAGAACTTTTGGGCAAATTCATACGCTTTACGCCTCTCAGGTTGTATGTCTATTACACACCCTTGCACCTGATAACGGTACATAAGGTCTTCAAGCTCTTCAAAAGTGGCAACTTTACCTTCAGCTATCAATTGACACTTACTTTCAGTGTTTACATCAATAGCATTAGGATGTATATGCCACTTGTCTATTTCATAATGTAACCAAGTGCCAACATCCACACCCATTGTTACAAGACCACTGTCATTCTCGGCAAATTTACCATAACTACCGATACATTGATTAATATCTTTATCAGTTACTCGTGCCCCCTCTACTACATGGGGCAAACCAAGCTTGGAATTGTAAAACTCTTGCTCGTCCGCTGGGTTGACCCTGGCTTTAAAGTATAATTCTATAAAAGTACCAGGTGAGACTGTGGGAGAATACATCTGATTGATGTGAAAACCGCGAATATTGCGGCTTTTATGTGCGGGAACCCATTCTGCTGAAGCTAACCACTCATGTTTTGTCTCATGATCTAGTTTCATGTTACATTTATGACATTTTATATATGATTTATGTATACTTATATCATTAATGTCTTCGCCAACAATTTCAAAGTTATCTGGGAACTTTAATTGTATTTGTCTTGAACAATGTGGGCAAGGGAAAAAGAACTCTTCTTGTGTACTTTGATTAAAAGTCTCATTAATACCCCAACCATCAACAGTTGGTGTACTTATCTCCCATGTCTTCTTAATAACTTGCCCTGATTGACGTTCTCTGGCTAAGGGTACATTTTCTTGATTCATTTCATCTTTTTCATCAAGAATAAGTACACCAACCGGCACAGATTTTAAGCCAGCTCTACTTTTTGATCCACGAATATACAAATTCGTGTTACCTGCTCGCTTATGCCCTACATTTTTCACGTCGGAAAATAGTTTTTCCAAATGTGGTGACATATCGATAGCGGGATCAAAACGAGCAGCACTAAAATCACTAGCATCGGGGGTTTTTGCGGGTAGTACATAAAGGCAGTCCAGACCATGTACGTCTATATAAAAGAATACTATATTTAGGACACACTCAGTGAAACCCATCTGAGCTGCTTTTTGTCCTACATTATAGTCTGTTGCCGAATCGTGCATCCCCCTTAACCAAGGATGATATTTAAATCTCCACGGTCCAGGAAAAGGTTGTCCCATTTTCCTGTAATTCTCTGCCCACTTACTTGGTTGTGTAATAGTTTTACGTATTAAGCCAGAGCTTAAACTCTCATTAAATAGTCGGATAAGTTCATGATTATAATCAATCATTATTCCTCATTTTCATCATATAACAATGAATCTTTGGCTTTATCTGTATTCTTCATCACTGCCTCTTCATCATTCTTTGCCAAACCATTAATACCACCTAAAGCATAATAAAATGCTTTATGTCCATGCGTTGCATGTTTTGTTAAATCTTCCATAATACGTATTTGATGTTCTGTTGATTCTTTAAGTGCTTCAGCAAGTATTATTTGCGAATCAAACCATTTTTTTGCTGAATCTCCAGCTACAGAACAGATATTTTTCATCAATTTATAAATTACAAACAGGATCCCAACTGTCACTGCAATTGGGAAACCTACTGTAGCTATAAAGTGTTCAAGGTCTGCCATTTTAATCTACTTTAACTTCAATCACAGCTGTAGCCTTGACCATTTCAACGCTAATAGCTTCAATCACATCTGGTTCACTGACATGCTCATTAATAATTTCAACATATCTTTGTGCAAGATACAAAATACTATTTTTATCTAATAATAACCCCATTCTATTTTCTAATTTGTCACAAGATACTACTAACTTCTCAATTTTCATCACTAAATCAGAAATACGTTGTGAATAAAGTATTAACTCCATTGAGTCGCTACACGACTCTAACATAGTCTCTAATGTTAATCTTAAAATACCTATTTCATCACGAAGTGACTTAATCCCTGGCGAATCTGCGAACTCTCCTACCCTGTTCTTCCATTTAGCTAACCTATAATTACGTAACCGTTCAGTCTTTTGTGCTATTAAAGAACTATTAGCTCCATGTCGTGGGCAATAATTTGTACTTGCTACCTTACAGTATGGACACTGGGCATCTTTACCAGTGGCCTCACATCTTTCACTCGGGTGATGTATTTTTACGTCCCATCTTACAAAATTTGAGTCTACTATCATAATTTTTATTTAATTTCCTGGGTGCGGGTTCTCTCGTAAAGAGAAAAACCCGCCCCAGGCCCACCCAAGGAGATAAATTAACTTAACTTAACGACAGCAACGTACTCTACGTACTCTGTGTACTCTGTTTACTCTGTATACACGGGTACTACGTACTCTGCGTACTGGCCTAATACGGATACTGCGTACTGGACTAACATAGGTGCTACTAACACAAGTAGTCTGTACGCACATATCACATGCTGCTGGTGGTGCTGGCGAGCTACAACTCAACACACAAAAAAGTATTAACGAACCCATCCTCTACCCTCCAAATATAGAAATACTTCACGTTTATAACCAGCTAAAGAACCAACCACGTAGCGGTTCATCTGATTAGAATATTTACCTTGTACCCAAAAGCTACCATCTGGTTGATCGTTAACTTTTGGCCCACTGTTCCATAACCCCCATGAGTTTTGGATTAAAACTAATGGGCCGCTATATTTCTGCCGGCTTGCATCTCGATCATCGAAACCGACATGAGCCATTGCATGGGACCAACCTTGCGGTGTCCTCATGCTGACTCCGTCAGCGTTCCGTGTCTTCTCAAAACTTAAGCCACTACAAGCTGACACTCCAAAGCCTGTAGCAATGGCATCTCTCTCCTCTTCGAGAGATTCTATCCTTAATACTCTTAACGCTTTATTTTCTGAAGCTATTTCGTTAACCCAGTTAGGCGTACCTGTTCGACCCCAATTGTGACCTATTGTACTGTTATAAACTGATAAATCCAGTTGACCGTATTCCTTACGGACTAAAAAACCACCAGCCCCACTATCGCTTACATAACCTGCTAACCTATCGCATGATGCTCCCTGCCCACCGTGGCCTCTTGCACCATAAATATTTTCTGTAGCTAGACGACCCTCGTAAGAGGTCTCACCCATTAAAGCGTCTATGCAATAATCTAACATACCACAGTTGCGGGTACTGTGACTTACACAGTCGCCTGTCGTTTGTGACTCACAAGATCCATAGGTTGGGTCGAGTTCTAAAGCCGCTAGGTAAGGTAGGGACAATCTACCTGCTCCGCTCCCGCGACTCTCCGGGTATGCTTCGTAAAATGTTGGCACTTCTAAGTTATAACTTAAATCTGTGATAATACCTTTAAAAGTATTATCTTCATATAAAGTTTGTAAGTCTTCGGGACTGAGTGATACGCCTAAATAGTCTTCCCAACCCATGATCTCTCCTTAAAATTATTAATCCAGTAGGCAGGTTATAGTATTATACTGCATACTGGATTAATAATAATATAAAGCCAGTGCCCAGGCAAGCTGGGCACTGGAGTGGGGCAGACTACGATGAGGGAGGAGTAGTCTGAGCGGCCTTAACGATCTCTTGGATGGCTGCTACACTCGCACCGAGGTTAGCCAATTGCTCGGCAACACTGTTACCAGTGAACAGAGTCTGAAGTGACTTAGCCTCAGCTGGATCTACTTCATTCATCGCCTTAAGCGATGCAGCTAAAGCATTTTCAGCAAGCACGTTAACACGGTTCTGATGGGAAATTGCATTTTCCAGCCCCATCGTGGTTAGCATAGCAGGGGTGTCGCCCAAAACTTTAAAGTTCGCACCTGCCACACTCTTAACGATTTCGTGGTCTACGCCCGTAGCTTGGGCTTCGACATCTTCCGCTGCCATAATAAAATCTCCTTGGGGTAATCCAGTAAGCAGTACCTATAAAATAGGTTGGAGGCTGCTTGTTGGAGTTAAAAGTAAGCATAAACACTTAAAGGTTCAGTATATAGTATATAGTATTTAAATACTGTGTACTGGACTCTGTGTACTGGACTCTGTGTACTGGACTCTGTGTACTGGACTCTGTGTACTGGACTAATGATTCTGTGTACTGGATTATTCATCTGAAAACAGATCAATAATTTTAAGAATAGCATTAAGGATTTCTTCCCAATGTTCTGAAAGCCAATCTAACAAATCAAAAGGTGAACCATAAAATTCTGAAGCTAAGTATTCATTAAATACTTCTAATAATTCACGATCTTTCATAAGCCTATCAATGGCTTTTACAGCTCGTGTATTATCTGCTCTACGTGCTTTTAATTTTAAAATTCTAAGTGCTAAGCGATTTAACATAACTTCTCCTTTGGTAAGTAATATGATACGACCTGTATCAAGAATGGCAATAGGGTCACGAACTTCCTGTTGCCTTGGGAAAGGGAGTCAGAGGGGCCACCACTCCCTTTGTACGTTTTTTGATTTGGGGTATATTTGTTGTTTTTATAACTTTACCTACTTCATTAAATAAATCTAAGTGACTGGTATAATCATTAGGGTCAAGACCTTGACCATCCATCCATTTCGCTAAAGGCAAAAAGAAAGAACCAGCCCACTGCCTTGTGGTCTCTGGTCCTAGCGTTTGAAGATTTAAAACTTTGACTCTCCCAACCATATCATCACGAGGATTTTTAGATGATGAAGATACATCTTGGGCAGCCACAATATAATTTTGACCAACATCTTTAATTGTTGTCGAAGATCGAAATTCGCTTGGTACATTTAGTAACCAACTTTTTACTAATTTATTTAATTCTGTTTCAGGGACCGGCGGTGGCTTAGGTCCAGGAGGTGGTTTGGGTCCAGGAGGTGGTACCGGGTCACCTTCAACTTTAATATATATTCTATCTAATTTACTTTTTCTGTTTTCGTAATCAACATATTGAAAAAGTATTAAAACTGTACCGGAAGATGGTGCAGCAAAAACTAAATATTTATTATTTTCATATGTATTATTTTTTAAAGTAATAGGTTCCATTACTAAATAATTTAAATCATAATCTGAACTATCAACTAAAGTTTTAACTTCAACTAGTTCATGCGGTGCTACTTTTTCAGGGTATGAAATATCTTGTGCAAAAGTACACTTTGCAACAATTATAAAAATAAAAAGTTGAACACTTTTTTGACAAAAATTTTGACACTTTTTTAGGCCAGTCGCACAAAACATATCAATACCCTCCATTATTATATTACCCTACGGTCCTCAATTTTCCACAGAATTATTTTTGTCAAAAAAGTGTTCAGAAAAAATTCAATTTGAAAACTAAAAAAGCACTTTTGACCCCTTTGAAAAAATTTATACAAATCTTATAGTATAGGGGGTGCCAGGCCACATCGGACATACGCATCCGCTATTCCGGATTAGACCCCACCCTATCCTTATCAACGTAGTCATGTATCAGAGTCCGCATATTCAGCTGATTGCATATTCGTATTCTTGCATATGCGTGATGTTGCATATATCTGTATGCATTGTCGACTATATGCTAAAGCATGCATATGCTAAAGCGTGCATATGCTTAAACCGTTTTGAGACCGTTTTGGCCGTTTGGCATTCATTCTGTTTCCGCCCAGCCTCAGCCCAGCCTCAGCCCAGCCTCAGCCCAGCCTCAGCCCAGCCTCAGCCCAGCCTCAGCCCAGCCTCAGCCCAGCCTCAGCCCAGCCTCAGCCCAGCCTCAGCCCAGCCTCAGC